TAATTGTTTAATCATTTTGATTAATGTATCATCCCAATCTTGTTCAAATCTCATATGGGAATCTAACTGAAGTGTATATTTTTCACCTTTGTATAATTGTTGTACTTGGTTTCTCGCCCAACAAACTCCTGTTGATTCTTGGTATGGTATATTTAAAATACGAAATCTCTTATCATTTTCATATTCAGATAAATTATCAAATCCATCTTCAGGGTGAAATTGACGACAAATACCAAATACTAAATTTTCAGGTTTTTTTGCTTTATCAATACAATCTTTAATTGTTGGGATAAGTTGGGGATCCCTATAGGATGCAATTTGAATAAAAATTTTCATTTTTTATTAAAAAAATAAATAAATGAGAATAAAAATAAATAATGTAATGTAATTATTCCCTTAATAATCACTTTCCAAGGAAAATCTTGATAAGTCCCACGCAACCGCACCAGCCGTAGCGTTGTTAGTTGCCCAACATACTCTTCCTAATGGTGTTGTGGTTGAGGGTAAGTTAGTGGATAATGTACCCGATGTTTGAGCTGTGGTTGATAAATTTGTTATTCTGTAGGTTATTACAGAATCGTTAGGTTTTGCAAATAAAACTATTTCATATAATGAAGTAGTATCTACTGGGTAACTACCTCCTAAAGGTATAACAGTTGGTGGTGTGCCTGTAATATTATGAACTAAGTTCCAGTTACCCGTACTTGCATTTATTGCCATGCCTATTTTACCTGGTGTTGTGGATGTTGTCGGATCAATATTAGTTGGCGCCGCAGTGGCGTTATCGGTCAAACCAATAAACATTCTCATACCTGTTTGAGTTGTTGTTAAACCAAATCTACCCACAATAAAGAAACCACCTAATCCCGCGGCGTTACCCCTCCAGCATTCTAATGATGCAATACGAGTTGATGCTAATGAACCGGCACCTGCTGCTGATGTATTTGTAATTCTTCTTGTTTGACTTTTTAAGTTAGTTGTGGTTATGTTTGGATTTGATATAGTACCAACACTAGTTACTGTACATCCTATAGTACCAACTGTTGTACCACCACCAGGTCCTATTACCGATATTTGGTTAAACATCATATTTGGTTGGAACGGTGTATCAACCCCACTTGGCCCAATCCATTTTGGCATCTGTCTTCCCGCAATATCTTTTGAATATAATAGTAGGTTACCCGCAGTTGGAGCTGATGGGTCAGCTGTTGATACTAATTGTAAATTACCTAATAATATCTCAACGTTGGACGCACCACTAAATGTTCCTCCGTTATTGAACTGAACCTCGTTTGTAGTACCTCCTGGTGATCCAGCACTTATTCCGGTTAAATTAGAACCATTACCAAATAATGTTCCACCACTTATGGTTGTTCCTGTAATTCCTCCTTCCGATAATATTTCGTCTGTTATAAATGTCATATTTTTTTTACATTAAGATTCTCCCGTTGCAATTGTTTGCCAATCAACATTTCCTGTCAATGCGGCATTAGCATTAGTGTTTATTATAAAACCTGTAGTTGTTTTTGATTCATAAGTAAATACTCTATTGTCCGAACCCGTAATCCCAATAGTGTAATTTGTGGTCGGGTAAGTATTTGTAAAGGTTACTGTATATTTTCTTGGTGTTCCTATAAAACTTGCGGCAGTAACAGTTCCTGATTTTATATTTAATCCTATGGTTGCCGTTAAATTTGATTGACCTTGATTTCTACTAATTGTTAATGTGTTGGCGGAATATGTTACTCCGGTAACAAAGGTATCCGCCGAAACAAATCCTGTTACATTAAACGTTCCTCCCGTATTATTTGTAAATGTTGCGGTTCCGTTTGAATATGTTCCACCTGTAACTCTTATATCAGTTGGTAAATTTTGGTAAGTTGTTGCCGATAATACAGACGAGCTTATCGTACCTGTTGATGTTAGTCCTGTCACAGTATTAAATAAAACATTGAAAGTCCCACCTGTGTTATTTGTAAATGTAAATGTATTATTAGAATAAGTGGATCCTGTTACAAATACATCAGTTCCTGATGTTCCTCCTGTTGTGAAACCTGTAACAGTAAATGTACCTCCAGTGTTGTTTGTAAAAGTTGCGATTCCACTTGAATATGTTCCTCCTGTTACAAAAACATCAATTGGTAAATTCTGATATGTGGTTGCTGATACTGTGTTTGCAGTTAATCCATTTGTAAACACTGTTGGCCCTGTAACCGTACCTCCCGTAAATGTTGATCCTCCTGACGATGGTTGCCATGAAGCATTGCCATTAGCATCTGATGTTAAAACATAACCATTAGTTCCTCCTGATGTCATTTGGAAGTTTGTTGTTATCGTTTTACCTGAAATGTTTACTTGATTTCCTGCCGCAAATATTAAATTACTTCTGTTTGAGTTATTTGTGCCATTACCAACAATGAACGCACCTTGAGTGGTATCTCCTGTTGTATTCCACAAACCTTGAGCGTGTTGATAATCACCTGATGTAACAGTTCCAATCCCCTCAGAATGTGAATAATCACCAAAAGCATTTGTGGATATACCTTCAGAATGAGAACCATTACCCCAAGAAATAGTTTCCTTACCTTCAGCATGTGACCATAAACCAATTGATCTTGTATCATTTCCTTCGGAGTGAGACCACAAACCATGTGTAATACCGCTTAATCCTTCTGAATGAGAAAAATGCCCTGTATTTATATCAGATTTAAAAGGTGTTCTTACATTTGGAAATGATAAAATAACAGTACTATTAAAACTAGTATCCATTAATTGTAAATCAGTCTCAGAACCATTAAATGTAACACCACTTACTTCATAATACCCATATATACTATTGCTAATATAGTCATCTAATACAACATAGTTACCAAAATAACTTGTAATATCACCAATGGACGGATCAAACTGAGTGAATCCAGATAAAAATTTAACTAAGTACCCAAAAGCTCCTGATATCGTTGAGTCACCTTCCGAATGTGAATTTTTACCCGCGGAAATAGTTTCTGATCCCTCTGAATGAGACCAATTACCTCTTGAAATTGTTTCTGATCCCTCTGAATGAGACCAATCACCAATTGAAATTGTTTGCTGACCTTCAGAGTGAGAATAAATACCACTTGAAATTGTTTGATTTCCTTCTGAATGAGACCAACCACCACTTGAATTTGTTTGTTTCCCTTCAGAGTGAGAATAAATACCACTTGAAGTTGTTTGCTGACCTTCAGAGTGAGAATAATTACCTGTTGAGGTTGTTTGGTAACCTTCAGAATGGGAGGATCTTCCAGATGATATCGTTGATTCACCCTCAGCATGAGAATAGTTACCTGATGATAATGTTGCAATACCTTCAGAGTGTGACCCATATCCTGATGATGTTGTACCGTTACCTTCAGCGTGAGAATAGTTACCTGATGATGTGGTAGCCCCTCCTTCGGCATGAGAATAGCTACCTGACGAAGTAGTATAGTCCCCTTGCGCAAAACTATAATTTGTTGTTGCCGAAACGGCATTACCAAAAGCAAAAGATGTTATTCCTGACACGTAAGATGTTGGAGATTGTATTGAATCGTGAATTGTTATTGGTGAACAACCATATACGTTTGTAACATATAAATCTGTGATGCAATTACCCGAACCCCCACTAAATGGTTCTGTTAGTCCTGTAACACTAAATGTTCCACCAGTATTATTGGTAAATGTTGCTGATCCTGACGAATATGTTCCTCCCGTTACAAAAACATCAACAGGTAGGTTTTGATAGGTTGTTGCTGAAATTGTTGTTGCGGATAACCCATTTGTAAATATTGTTGACCCTGTAACAGTACCTCCCGTAAACGAAGATTGTAACCCCCAATAAGAGTTTCCTAATGAATCTGAAGTTAAAACATAACCATTTGTTGCTCCAGATGTCATTTGGAAATTGGTTGTTTTTGTTTTTCCGTTAACCTCTAATCTTACTGAAGGTGTTGATGTGTTTATACCCACGTTACCCACGGCAGTAATTATCATCTTTTCACTAAATGATGATCCTGTTAATGTAAAAAATTGTAAATCTCCCGACTCTTGGGAAATAGTGTTGTTCGTATTACCAACTTTAATTGCAGCCCTTGCAATATATGTGGATCCATTATTTGCAACAGCAAAAACTAAACCGTTTTGATTTACAGGGTCAAAAATGTATCTTTGATTAGTTGCTCCGACTGATTCCACCCCAAATGTTGCTCTTGGAGATATATTTGATCCCCCGAGAGAAGTTCTATATTGAGGATCCGTTACAGTTGTACCCCCAAGATTCACTAAACGACCACCTAAAACAGTATTACCCGTTACGGTTAAATCACCATTATCTGTAAGACCTGTCACAGTATTAAATAATACATTGAAAGTCCCACCTGTGTTATTTGTAAATGTAAATGTATTATTAGAATAAGTGGATCCTGTTACAAATACATCTGTGTTGCCTGCAGAAAAACCTGTGATATTATATGATCCACCAGAAACGGTACTCAAAGATAATGTCCCACCTGAATATGTTCCACCTGTAAATGAATTCAAAAATCTATTATCATTATCACTTACAACTGTTGTACTTGAACTTGATGTTTTTACTTTACCAAACGTGGTTGTTGATGCGGTTGAAATCCAATCGTTTAATGTACCACTTACATCCGCATAAGGTATTGCATTTGCGGATGGTGTTGTAGAACCAACAGGATCTAAACCACCAAATTGATGTCTTGTTGCGTGAGATTGTATTGTTACACCATTTATCGTTCCAGCACTTACAATATTATTAGTACCCATATCAAGGTTTCCGCTCATCGCACGAGCACCACTAACCAAAAGATATTGTGTATGATCGTCAGCCGTTAAACCAAGCAAGTTTCCATGAACCGAAGATGCGTTCACCCCACCCGCTCTAAATGCGATTGTGGGTCTTATATCCTCAATTTGAGTAATACCACTTGTACCTTCTTGAACATATATGTTTGCAATTTGAACAACACCATCTGTAAAATATGTTGGTGGTGTTGGTAAAAGAGCGTTCTCCGTTTGTACTAATGTTGAGTATTCATTTTGACCTAACACCAAAAAGTAATTCTCGTAGGATCCTTCACCTACAGTGTATAATGTGTGTTTTGTAAAATAACCTGTAGTTAACCCTGTTAAAGTACCATTAAAATCATATTGGGTATTGTTAACTAATGTTGTTGCGGTGGTAACCCAAGTTGATCCTGTTCCATTTCTATAATATTGTGTAAATGTTAATCCAGTACCACCTGTCGGTAAAAATTCATTTGACGAAAAATGATAATCACCTTGAGTTACATCTAATGTAAATGGTGTTGTTCCTTCTGTTACTATTGATCCATTTGCAAAAATTGGCCCTAACGCTTCTGTGAATAATGAATCAAAACGATTTGATGTGTGTTCCGCATTTAAAGGGGACAAATCAATGAACTCAACCCCTGTTGAATTTGTTACAACTCTACCCAATAATATATTATAAGACGTAATTGGTTTTGTTCCTGAACTTACAAGATTAGTATTTTCGTTAATATAAATGTAATTATCGGTATTTGCCGATAATGTGATTAAATTATTTACCCAATCTATTCTTCTAACGATTCCACTATTATCGGATTTTTCTAAATAACCAAACCCACTATCAGCTTGAACTGTAAAACCACTTATAACACTTATGGAACCACCACTTAACAACCCCATAGTTGATCCTTCAAATATAAGAGTGGTAAAATCGGTATGTGAACCATCGGTAAATGTAACAGATGCTTTTCTTGTTATACCAAATTCACCATCCTCAATATCCAAAAATGCCCAATATACATCATCAGAAACTGTAAATACTTTTTCGTGGTTTGAACTACCACCAAATGTACCAAACGTACCAATTCTTTCAACATATAAATCCCATTCACCACTAACAAAACTTGCATTATCAACATCAAATCTAATAGGAAGACCAACATTTGGATTTCTAATCCCATAGGTAAATCCATCAACTGTAATTGTACTACAATACAATCCAGCCCCATCTTGAACGTAATATGCGGTACTGCCTGATACTCCATTACTTTGATTATCACCAACAAAGATACTTAATGTTGCCCCACTACCTGTGGCATAATTACAATATGTGATATTACCACCAGTTGGGAAGTTAAAGTAGTTTTCCATATTTGCCAACGCCAAGTACCCATTGTTACCAATTACTTTGGTTCCATATGTGTATTCTCCGTTGTAATCTATATATTCACCATAAAATTTAGTATCCTGAGTATCAGACTCTATCCAAATATTAGTATCACAATCATACATTGATATTTTATGTGCTTGGGCAAAATCACCAACATCGTAACAATAAATTCCAGCATAACCTGATGGTGCTCCACTTAAACTTAAAAATGATATTTCATTATTAATACCAATTTTTATAATGTGCTGAGTGTTTGTATTCGGTAAAATTTGAGTTGTTTGAATGTTACTACCAACAATACTTACATATGGTGTTTGTGTTAAATCAATTTCATTTTCATAAAATTCTCCGGGATCAACTGAAATTACATATCTATTATTAATAGAAGTATTACCTGAACTAATTAAATAGTCAACCGCAGATTTAATTGACGAAAAGTCCCCACCTTTTTTTGCTACGGTTATTTCTTTCGGGTCTTGGTTTACCTCATAAAGTGGCGCATTTTGATTTATAATTGTTTTTAAAAAGTTGTCAGTTCCTTGAACTTTTCCCGTTGCTCCTGAATGTGCAATATTTACATCTATTGTGTTGTTCTCAAAATTAAGAGCAATCGCATCAATACTAGGAGCGGATCCAATTTGGGGTGCGTCAATACCTATTGCCCATCTTTGGAAGTTGACTGCGGTTAATCTTAAAAATCCTCCGTTTTCTACGTAGAATCCTGTTCCCGCAGCAGCACCTGCCGCCTTTGTTAAAAGACATCCATTAACAATGAAACCACAACTTGGTGCGTCGGCTTTAGCAAAAACCAATCCAGATGTTGTAACAATACCACCATTTGTGGATGTTACGTTTCTTAATTGCATTCTACCAATACCACTTCCACTATTTGTTGAGTAAAAACCTATTGTGAACGGATACCCACCATACTTAACATTTGAACATTGCATAATGATGTTAGCACCACCATAAGCAACTACTTTAGCGTGTGTGTAATTCGCACCAAACCTTACGTTTTCTACGTAAGAAATTGCCGCAGATTGTGGTGTTGTTGAAGATGAATAAACAATTGCAGATACACCCGTTCCCGTACATCCTTGAATTTGAAAGTCAAATATACCTGATTGATCACTTAAATGTATTAATGTTTGTGATGGATCATTTGCTTGAATTACGGTTGATATTGATGTATCACCTTTAATTGCAGCATAAGATGGTATAGTAAAGGGGTCTTCATTATAAACACCACCTGCAACTCTTACGGTATATGTATTTGCCGATGTCGCTCCTGTAATACTATTTATCGCATCTTTTATTGAATTAAAATCAACTCCAGTACTCCCTGTTAACGCAACGGTAATCGTGTTATTAGTTATCAACAAAGAATTAATACTACTCAATTCAACATCACCTGTTGTTGAATTTCTAACTAAAACAGATGTTTCATTATTATTTGTTGTCGGTGTTGTTGATATATTTAGAGTATTTGCGGTCAAGACATTTGTTAATGTTTGACCTGTAACACTAAAATCACCATTAACCGTAAGTCCTGTCACATCATTAATAGTTGCGGTTAAAGTATTCCCTGAATTATCAGTTAATGTAAAAGTATTATCATTGTAGGTAAAACCAGTTGTGAATTTATCGTTATCTGTAATACCCGTTGTTGATATTGTGAAATTAGGATATGTTCCTGTAACTGAAATGTATTGTCCGTCATTTAATGTAACAATTTGATCTGGATCAGTATTTGTTATTGTAAAATTAGGATATGTCCCACCCGTTAATATTCCTGTTCCTCCTGATATTGTAACAACTTGATCAGGGTCAGTATTTATGATATTTATGTTTCCTGTGGTTGTGTTTGCTGATAATCCTGTTCCTGTTGTTAATGAATTAACATAACTTGTTTCACCTGTATAAAATCCTGTTACATTAAATGTTCCTCCTGTATTATTTGTAAACGTTGCAGATCCATTTGAATACGTACCTCCTGTAACAAAAACATCAATCGGTAAATTTAAATAAGTTGATGCGGAAATTGTATTTGCGGTTAAATTATTAGTGGTTGTATTTCCGGTCACATTTAAATTACCATTAATTGTTAAACCACTAAAATCATTAATTGTTACCGAAAAATTAGTATTATTATTATTATTAGATATTGTTAATACGTTATTTGAATATGTGTATGCGGTTATAAAGGTGTTTGCATCTCCGGTTAAAGACGTTAAGTCTAAAGTGTACGCCGATAAAATATCATTTCTATCAAAATATGCAAATCCATTTGAATACGTTGCTCCCGTTGTAAATGTATTTGGTATCCCCGTTAAATTTGATCCATCACCATATAATGTTCCTCCACTAATTATTGGTGAATATATTGTATTTGCGGTAAGACCATTTAGAAAAATTGTTGATCCCGATACTGTTCCACCAGTAAAAGTTCCTCCACCACCTCCTGTATTGAAAATAGACCAATCGGATAATGTTCCGTTCCATGGAGAAGGGTTCAGTTTATAATAATCTGTTCCACCTGAAACACCAACAACCATTCCCGCTCTTCTACGAAGATCTGGTATGTTATTTAAATCGGAAAGTAAATCAACATTTCGGAATCCATCAATACCATATAATGGATCAATAACGGGATACTGATCCGTAGGTTCTGATGGTGAAATAAAACCAAAAACCTCAACACCTCCTGATAAACTAAAACTCATCATAATTTATTAATATTTATCCACACATCCAACAATATACTTGACCACTAAACGAGAAGAATGTTCTATATATATTGTATGTTATTGGGAATCCGTTTATATCTATAACTATCACAGTTCCGATTAAATTAATCGGAATATAATTACCTGAACAACCTGTTTCACTATCCCTAAATTCATTTGGTTGAGGAATTGTTTGAGGTATTAATATGTAACCATACCCACTTCCAAATTGGAAATCTACATAAGATTCTCTAGGGTCATTTGTGTTTACAAATGTTAATAATGACACATCACCTGATGTTATTGTAGTACCACTAAACTTACCAAAATAAATTCCTGGCGGAGCCGGTAATGGAGTTTTTGTCGGTGTCGGAGTTGCGGTAACAGTACATATGAACGTTGATGTTGGTGTAGGTGTCTGTGTTTTTGTTGGTGTAGGTGTTGCCGGAAGAGATTTTGTTGGTGTAGGTGTCGGCGTTAACTTACAAGGATCAAAAGTTGGTGTAGGTGTTACAGTCGTTGTTGGCGTAGGTGTTTGAGTCCTTGTAGGAGTAACAGTCGGTGTTGGTGTGGGTGTCGGTCTTGGTACATTTAAAAAGTACGAACATTTTTGTGAAATAACATAAATTGTGTATGTACCAAAAATTTCAGTTGTTGGTGAAATTGATGAAGAATCAAACGTATATGGCAATAGATGATCACCCAAATTATATACATTTTCTTCATTATCGGGCTTAAATATTATGTTGGCAATATTACCATCATAACTAGGGCTACTTATAGTTATAAATTGTTCCATTGTGTCATTTATAAATACAATGGAATATCTATTTTTTTAATCTAATGTGTTTATACCAAACTCTTTCGTCTATAAATTAAAAAAATAAATTTTATCAAAAATAACCAAATTGATCAAACATCCATTTATATCTATTTTTTACCCAGTTGGATGCCTCAATACCTAATACTTCATTGTAATCTTTTTTAATTGGTTCAATCTTTTGTTTTATTGTATGATCACCATATATACCATATACACTATCATCTTCTGTTGTTATTTGTTCAACATGATCAAAATCGTGACCGTCATAATAAGGTAAACCCAAATAATTATATATTCTATCCATTTCAGTTTTTGGACTTGAGGTAAAGTCCTCAAATCTAACAAACAACATTTTATTGTTTAAACCTTCTTTAAAAATTTGATATAACCTTTCTAAAGCTAACCCAACAGGTTGACCTTGAGACCAAATATCAATTCTTTTTTCCGTTGTTGTGCCAGCCATTTGAGAATGGTTTACAATTCCGGCATCCAAATGTTGATTTTTTCTGAAGTTTTTTTCCATTGATGCAAAAATTGCTCTTGGATCTCTAACCATACAAATTATTTTTGGATTAGGATAAAATGAATTTAAGAAACCGTAATGAACTCCCCATCCTCTACTCTTATCTAAAACATATGGTTTGTCTGTAATCCCGTTATAAAAACCCTCAAGACCGTTACGACAAAAAGATAAAAAACCATCTTTCATTAAGTTTTGATCTTGGGCTTTAAATTCGGGTGAGTTAGAATAATTTGCTCTTGCGGCATAAACTAACTCTAATACACCTGAAGTTGGTGTAACATAAAAATCAGGATTTTGTCCCATTACATTTTGTAGTAATGTTGACCCTGCTCTTGGTAAAGAGCTTTGAAAAAATATTTTATTAACCATTTTATAAACTATTAATATTAAAGATTATTTGATCCATATCAAAAATATTATCATCAAATAATGGACACTCATGTGTCATTCCGTTGAAATTATAATCAAACAGATAACTGTCAGGTAATTTAACATCTGTAGGTAAATCGGCAATAATATTTTTATGAATATCATAACCAAATAACTTTGGTGATGTTCCCACCCATAAAACGACCGATGGGAGATTTAATGCTGCCGATGCGTGTTGTAAAGAAGAATCAATTAAAATTCTTTTTTCTGACATCAACAATAAAGAAAACAATTCCATGTTTGACATTGGGTCTTTAATTACCTCTACATTTTCTAAAGCATTAAATTCATGTCTACAAATTTGTATTATGTGATAATATTTTGAATAGTGATTAACCAAATGTTGTGATACAGAAATTGGCATATCTCTTGTCCATGAATAAGGATAAGGTTGGTCGTTTAAAGGTCCTCCGTTTGTTTGAATAACCATAATTGGTTTTTCTCTTTTCCATCTGTTAAACCCAACTTGTTTTTGCCTTAAATTGAATTTTAATTCAGGTTGTTCCCCGTTGTACTCCAATCCAAATAATTTACACCAATTTAAAATCAATGGTAATTTTTTATGAATGTGGTCATCCGTAAAATATGGTTCGTGTTTAAAAATCTTAATATCCTTATCTTTAATAAAATCATCATAAAAATATGGAGTATTACCGATTCTATAAACTCTATCCACAAAATCCAAATTCAAGAATATTTCTGGATACGCACAAACAACAATAAGATCCCTATCGGGAAAATTGTTTTTAATACATTTAGCAACTGCGGTTGATGATACGTGTTTTCCTAATCCACCCTCAAGGTGAAATAATGAATATTTTTTTTCCATGATTAAATTATAATTTGATTTTAACTATTAGTAAATGAGAGAGCTTTGTTAATTTGATCAATAACCATTTGTGGTGTTATTGTCGTATGACATTCATTTTCTCTATTCGTATTTAAAAAAATTGGGCACTTTGATGATATATTTGGGATTATATTAAAACATCCATTACAAACATTTTTATTTATAACTCTAAAACAATCAAACTCATTATGTTCTTTTGTAAATCCCGATATCATCACAACAGGAACATCGTACGCCCAAGCAAGCCAAGAAAGACCTGACGACAATCCAATAAATAATCTTGACTCCAATATATGATTTAATGAAACATTAATATCATCAAATCCGTGGTATCCTTTAACATTCTTAAGATTTAATGTATTTTCATACGAAACATTATATACCTCAAATCCTGATCTAATAAGTTCATCAACAATAATTTGCCATTTATCTTTATCCCAAGTAGCAATTGATTTTAATGATTCCGGAGCAATTGTTATTTTATTATTAATAATTTTTCTTTCTTTTTTAATAAGAGAAGGTTTGATAGGTTTTGTTGATTGTGGGATCATCATTGTATCTTTTGTTGCATACATCATGCCACCCAACGTATGAGAAACATCTTCCTTATCATATCCAACAGAAATATGTTTATCAACAATGATTCGTTTTTTTTGATTTGCATTTATAAATTCATACTTATCATTATTTGATTTTAATAAATGAGGAAAAAATGTTGAAACCAAAACTTTTTTTGGTTTATGATAATCAACAAATTGATCCATAAATGATGCAAAACAAATTGTATCACCCAAACAAAAGGAATTGAAATGTAATAGAATTTCTTTATTTTCTAATGTTTTGGTATTCTTATCATTTTCAACATAGTCTAACAATTCCGTATTGTCGTAATGTCTTTTAATCATACTTTTAATTTTAATATTTTTGAGTAATACTCAAACCAATATCTTTCAGTCCATATGGTTCCTTCTTCCAAAGAAACTAATGGTTTTTGTTGCCAAGGCTTTTTAACAATATAATGAAATATTTTAATATACTTTGGAAGTCCTGTATTATGAAAAACTTGTTTGTTATAAGTTTTTAGGAAATTATATTCTATTGGGAATGATGTTATAATATCTTGAAAATAGTAATTTATGATATCCTGATCTAAATGTTCCGTGATACCATAAAGTTTTGTTAAATTGATTAGATCGTTTGTTATTTTTTGATTAAGGTATTTTTTACTTATTACCATAACTCCGGTATTATATTGATCAATATATAATTCTCTAATGGCACCGAAAGAACATTGTGAATCAATTAATTTGTCAATATTACCCAATATTAAAGTATCACAATCTAAAAAAATTATTTTGTCCACATCCTCCATTGAAAAAATCTCATATTTGGTATAATCACCAAATGACATTTGTTTCTTTTTTAATTCCTCAATTTCATAATATTTTGACAAATCGTAAGTTTTTAACAAAACATTATTGTGTATTTTTCTTGAAGTAATCAAATCATCATGAGTCAAATCGTTACTAATTACAGTGAATGGAATATCTTCTTTAATTATTCTTGGGTTATTCTCAATTAGAGATTTTAACATAACCTCAAACCCAATTAGATATTCTTTATTACATACGGTTACAAACATAGATTAAAGTTTTTTACAGGTAATTAAATTTTTCAAAAAACCACAAATAGTTTTGAATAATAATATTACAATTTTTTGAACCTAAAATATTCAAATAATCATCCTTTAATGGTTTTATTTCTCGTTGTATTTTATGATCACCAAATATTCCATGTATTATATCATTTTCGTGTGTTAGTTGATCAACATTTTTAAAATCATGTTTATAGTAAGGGATTTCCAAATACTTGTAGATTTTTTGAATTTCTATTTCTGGGGTTTTACAAAAATCTTCATATCTTATAAATAAAACATTTGAATCTAATCTTTGTTGTGTAATATCATACAACCACTCAAGAGCTGGCCCAACGGGAGGTGAAACAGAAAAATGAACCATTCTTGAATCTGTTGTCATGTTTTTTAATTCCGCACCATTAACAATTAATGGGTCTTTATGTGGATTTTTTCTGTAATTTTTTTCCATTGACGAAAAAATTGATCTTAAATCTCTAACCATAATTATTACTTTTGGGTTGGACTCAAAAAAATCTAAAAAACTATAATGTCCTGACCACGCTCTACTTTTATCTAAAACATATGGTCTATCTGTTATTTCATTAAAGAATCCCCATAAACCACCTTTACAAAATCCTCTAAAACCTTTTTTCATTGTTTCAGCATCTTGAGCCTTAAACGCATCTCCTGTTGAATATATTGTTCTTGCTTGTAATAGAAACTCAACCACTCCTGATGTTGGTGTTGAGTAAATGTCCGGATTTTGCATCATAACATTTTGTAATAATGTTGATCCTGCTCTTGGTAATGATGCATTAAAGAATATATTTTTAACCATAATGATATCTTTATATCAAAATACTAAAAAAATATTATAAATAAATTGTGTTTTTATTAAACCAACAATATTTTATAATCAGCACCATTCAATCGGATTGTTAATGTTTTTGTTGACGTACAAGATTCTGTAGTCACCGGCCCAATAGGAGTTCCCGCAGACCCTAAAACAAACTGAGAATTTGCCGTTGCTGTCGCTCCATTACCCAATATAACTGAATTTGAGAAATCCCCTGATTGTACATTGTACCCTAATGCCACGTTAGTGTTTCCTGTTGTATTATATCGTAAAGCGTTTGACCCTAAAGCAACGTTATTGTTTCCTTCTGTGTTTGAATATAATGAGTTTTGTCCTGCCGAAATATTATAATTCCCTATTGTGTTGTTATATAGAGAGCTATTACCTAATGAAATATTGTTTACACCTATAGTGTTTTGTACCATAACACTTTTACCTATTGCAACATTGTATTGTCCTGTTGTGTTAGAATATAAAACATCAAAACCTAAACCAATATTGAAAAATCCTGTTTGATTATTTTTTAAAGATCTATATCCTAAACCAATATTATTTTCACCTGTTGTGTTAGTTCCTAAAGAACACCTACCTAATGAAATGTTATTACATCCTTCTGTGTTTTTTTCTAAAGCACTGAGGCCTAAAGCAATGTTATTTGAACCGGAGGTGTTATATATTAAAGCACTTTGACCTAAAGCAACATTATTGTTTCCTATTGTATTGTTAAGTAAAGCACTGTTACCTAAAGCAACATTATTTGAACCGGAGGTATTATATTCTAAAGAGGATTCACCTAAAGCAATATTATTATCTCCTATTGAATTAGCTCGTAAAGCGTTTGGACCTAAAGCAATATTGCGAAAACCTTCTGTATTATTTTGTAAAGCGTTTGGACCTAAAGCAATATTATAGGTTCCTGTTGTGTTATAAAATAATGATTTGTAACCTTGTGCAATATTATTTGATCCTGTTGTATTTTGTTGTAAAGATCCATTACCTAAAGCAATGTTATGATTTCCATAACTATTAAGTGAAAGAGAACCGTCTCCCATACCTATATTATGAGACCCTGATATATTTGAACTAAGAGAGCTATTACCTAAGGCTATATTTGAATATCCTATGGTATTTAAAAGAAGAGACGATTGACCTATTGATATGTTATCTACTCCTGATATGTTACTTTGTAAAGCACTTATTCCTATGGCAACGTTACTGGATCCTGAGATATTTGAATATAAAGCAGCGTTACCTATTGCAATGTTTTGATATCCTGTTGTATTTGAAAATAATGATTTGTAACCTTGTGCAATATTGTTTGATCCTGTTGTGTTGTTAGATAATGTATTATATCCAATACCAATATTTGTATTGATATTACCGGCACCAATACCCAACATTAAACTATTAACAGTATTTGCGGTTAATCCTTGCGTAAAAATAGTATCACCAGTAACAGTACCACCACTTAATGGTAAAAAGTTATTATCCGATCCTGTAAAACCACTAAGAATATAACTTTGTAATTGGTTTATTTCTATTTTTTTAGTTTCATCGGTCGCAATATCAACTATTGGTAATACATCGTTTGATGATACCTCGCCAGATAAAATTTGATTTAATTCGGTTATTTTTGTGATTCCCATTGTCTTTTATGAATAAATAGTTATAAAATAATATAATTATTATTTTGTGTTGTAATATAAAATAAATTTTGTGTTACCAAATAATCAACATCAATCAAGACATATACGAAGTCATTAGGTTCACACACTATTGTATTGCAATTAGGGCAATCAGGATTTAACATATCAAATGTAGACTGAAGTAATAAAAAATTATGTTTTATTTCAGGGGCAGACAATGGAGTAACGTACATTCTAAATTGTGATACCCCACCCTCAAATGTTCCTGCAAAATTTTCTTCAAGTAAAATATTTGTTTGTAAACCTGATAATGACGTTGTGTTTAATAAATCTGTTGAGAATGATTCAGGATCCTGAATATATTTTCCATCTAACGCAGTACATGCCGAGAACGTCAAGTTCTCTCTTAAACCTTGCGTACCTCCACCCCAAGATATGTTAAAAGGAACACCAAGTTGTTTTTCTTTGTCGGTATTTAACGCTCTTGGAATTATCTCTTCAAAATTTTCAATGGTGTAGAAGATTTTACCATTAACATAGATTTTTAATCTACCCATTCTAAAGTCGGTTTCATCAAGCCAAGTTTGTTCCAAATTAACAAGTTCAATTTGTTCGGCAACTTGTTGACCATTCGTATATGGTGGAGCGATTAATTTTGCGGTATCATTTGCCAAAGAATTTAAATACTCAAACTTTGTTATGTCTCCTAATCCACCTCTCCATTTTAAATCACAAGTGTCCAACCAAGTATACCTTTCCCATACGATATCAACTTGGAACCAATGTTCTTGATCCAAATAATCAGGATTTTCATTTTCACAATAATCATATATCCCGTTTGGAGAACAATATTCATCAATCGTATATCCTGTAACATATGTTTGACCTGTAGTACAAGTCCCCGTTGTTTCACAATTACCCGTCCATCTTAAAACTTTAACACCAATTTTTGGATTTTCTTTTGACCCACATAACTTAACGGCTAAGGCGTTTGACATTGAATCAAATAACGGATCCGTTTCACAAGTACTTTGAATTGAAGTGAATCCAGTTGGGGTACAATCAACACAATCTTTACATTCCTCACATTTTGTACAAGACGGAGTACATACAGGAGTTGGAACATCACACGTTGGAGTTGGAGAAGGTGTTGGTGTTGGTGTGGGTTCAATAATAGTTGAGCAAGAATGTTCAAAACATTCCCAACCACAAGTTTCACAAGGAGTATCATAACATCCGCACCCACAAGTTAATTTTTTATCTTTTATTCCATTACATAAATCACAACCATAATTTAGATGAGGATCATGTTGATTGTTTTTTGATCGTGGAGGATAAACATAAACACATCTACTATTCGTTACCGTTCTATTACAACACGCACAAGTTTCAACACATTCTTCTAACCCATTTGTAACTCTTGTATAACCTGTAAAACAATTTGGTGTCCCATCGGCGTGATGATAAAATTTATTTTCGGCTCTTGTACCAAAATAAAAGAAAATACCCGCATTGTCAGGATAAACCTCGTTTAATGTTGTTTCACCTGATGATGGAAAAAATTCATTTATTAATCTTGGTTTTAATAACATTTCTACCGCCCATCCTTTATTCATTCTTTCAGGTAGGATGTCGTAATCATAACCAAATAATTTATAAAATCCTTGATAAAACCCACCATATAATTCATGATATTTACCAACAGATCCTGTTTTACTTACAACCTCATATAATGTTGTTTTTGGTATACCGGAAAATCTTTCATTTTGTGATGTATACCCGGTAACTTGAAACATTTTAAATCTTCTATCATAATATTCTCTATCAAATTTAAATGAATCAGAATATAAACCATTTGTGAAATTTATTGATTCTCCTGTCATTGATGTTACTAGACCATTATCAATTCCTGTTAGTCCAATATCACAAGCAGTTGATGATGAAAAACAAGAAAGATCTAATTCATCTGGATTATAATAATTTTGAGAAACAAAAACGTTGTTATAATTATATTGTTTATATAATAAAGTTAAATTTTGAACACTTATTGGGTTATTTATGTCAATATTTATTGGTAATCTATTACCATATGTTTGAGCAATTAAATATGGTGAGAATACAACCTCTTGATTAAAGTCAACCTCATCGGACGCCAAAGACATATCTTGACAATCATTTACGATGTTTAACTTTAGTTTTTGGTAAACATATTGATTAATATTCTGTTGAGCCATCTTTTTTTTAGATAAATACCACAAAACAAAGTATTTATTGTAAAAAATACGAACGATTAATATTAATCATTTTACTATGAGAAGCAAAAAAATATTGGATGAAATAAAAAAACCCTCTATTGAGGATATCACCAACAAATTAAAAAAGTATAAATCTATTGCCATAGATGAACTTAAACAAACTAGATTGTTGGTTAAGATTATTATGTCTTCAATTAAGCAATATTTAAAAGATAAAGATTTTGAACTTGACGCTGAAGATAAAAAATTTATAAAAGATCAATCTTCAGACGTATTAAAATTAATCCCGTTAGTAGTATTCCAAGTTGTTCCAGGGTCATCAATCGCAACACCATTTATAGTAAAGTTAGGTCAAAAATTAGGTATGAAACTTAATTCCGATATTCCCGAAAAATACAAAGAAAAAGAAAAGAAAGATGGTGAAATGAATGAACTTGTTGATTCTGATGGTAGTTTTGCGGGTTCTAACATTCCAATTTTAAATCAAGGATTACACCCAAGAAAAACTCAAGATCAAACAGTTATAACAACAAGACAAACTAATAATCCTGTTGTTAGAGGTTATCGTGTTTATTATGGGGAATCAATTGATAAGAATGATGAGAAACTTTTGGATGAGGTTGATATGTCAGATGCGTTTGGTTATGAGGAAACAGAAGACGCTCAAACATACTCAAAGGCAAGTAAAATATTAAAGAAGATGGGGATTGAAGATCCTATTGAAAGAAACGATAGATTAGAGGTTATGGGATTTGACCCAAGGTTAGATAAAGAATTAAAAAGAGAAAAGAGAAGAGGTAAATGTAAAAATTGTTTTACCAAACGAAGATTGTCTGAAACCGAAAGAGAGATGATGATAAAAATGATTGATGAAATTTTACTAAAGAAAAAAAATAAAGGGGATGATCTTGTAAAAAAAAATAATGAAGAAGAAACTCCTGTTAGTAGAATTTTAACAAGAAATTTACAATCAATTAAAAAAGTTGCAGAAAAAGAGGGAATAAGTATTAACCAATTAATTAAAATTCTTAAAAAAGGTGAATAAGGAATTATACGGACAAATTATTAAATTACCTGAAGAACTTGTTGAGTATCTTCAGAAGTGTTTTGAGCAAGTCCCTAACTCTGATTCTACAGTTGAGGGTCATAAGAGAAATATCTTTTTAAGAGATAAAGGACAAGTAACATTCCAACAACTTGAGAGAATACAAAATTGGTTCAAATATTTTGACGGTAAAAAGGAAGACGCACCATATGTATTAAATGGTGGTGATTATATGAATAATTGGGTATCAACAACTATTGATGGTTTAAGAAGAGGAACACAAACACCACAAATAACACAAGATGTTATGCCCGATGATGTTAATGATGAATTAATTGATAACATGGGATGGTTATCAAATATGAATAGAGAATCAAAAAGTCATAAAGGTTATAATGATGATATCAAAATAACCGAAAACCTGAAAAGGATAAACGATATTATGAAAAAAATAATTTAAAATGGCGGTTACAGAAAGATTAAATTTTGATCAACCACAAAATGAGTTAGGTCAAATTGCGGAACAACAAAGACAGAGACTTATACCAAAGAATGATTATAAACCAACTAATCAATATTCACAAACAAATAAAGATGCAATATCCGATGGGGATGAATTAGGTAAAGGTACTGGAGGATTTTTGGATACAACTAATGGAGGATCTTCAATTGATATTCTTGAAAGAAAGAATGAAATAAAAATTAATGAATATCAATCTAATAAACCGTATACAACTCCTTCGGTTTAATGAAACTTTACAACTCTCTGAAAAGTCTTATTCTTGAGATAGCATCAATAGATTCAATTGTTGATGCAATTAAGAAAAAACAGAAAGTTGTAATTTATTACAAAGGAGATGAACCAGGTGGAAATGGACTAAGAACTATTGAACCCGTTTGTTTTGGGTATAGTAAGGCAGGTAACCCTGTTTTACGAGCTTGGGATTTAGAAGGAGCTTCACATAGAGCATATTTAGGGAAGAAACCTTTACCAAGTTGGAGATTATTCAGGGTTGATAAAATAGTTTCGTTTAGACCAACCGCAGAAAAGTTTGATACACCAAGACCTGGTTATAACCCTAACGGAGATAAAAGTATGACTAATGTAATTGTAAACGCTGTATTTGGTGGTACTGAAGAAACTATAACATAAACAATACAATATTTTTAATATGTCGGCAGATCAAGATTTAATTAACAAGTTGTTAATATCAAAAAAAATAATGGAAAGACACGATAGTATGGGTCGTGGAAACCATGCAAATGTCTCAATACCAAACACACCTGTGGTTGAGGACTATAAACCCGTAAGTGGTAATTACAATATACCTCAAGATTTATTATCTGAAGTGGAAGTACCAACACAAAAGAATTATAATACTTCAGTACCAACGGCAGATAGAATTGCTAGTTCAAAACTACCTGATGAGATTAAAAGGTTAATGATGGAACACCCAATACAACAACCAAATAACCCATTAACCGCAGGATCATCATTATCACCAGATTTAATTGATAAAGCATCAAGACTAATGAATTCAAAAGCAAATGGGGAACCGATTGTAGAAAATGTTAGACCTAAACAACAACCAACTCAATCATCAATTTCTTTTAACCCAAACCAAATTAAAGATATTGTAAGAGAAACAGTTGAGGATGTGTTAAGAGAAAATGGTCTAATGGTTGAATCCACAAAAAAATCAAATGAAGTTTTTAGATTCAAAGTGGGTCAACATATTTTTGAGGGTAAGATTACAAAAATTAAAAAAGTTTCAGAATAACTTAAGTTATTTAAATTCATATCCCCATTCATAAAGAGTGGGGTTTTTTGTTTTTTTTATTTTACCTTTTGATACAACAGAACTATTTATAATAAAAACAACATATTATGGCAAAAAAAATTGATTTAAATGAAACGTTAATTATTAAAGAATATTTGGGAGGTAAAAGTTCATTAATATTGTCAAAAGAATTTGGGGTGTCTAAACCCACTATTTTATCAGTACTAAAAAAACATAATGTAACTAGAAAAAGAAATAGATGTGATTCATTAAAAATAATTAAAAATGATAATAAATATGTTATTTTAAGAAAATGCCCTCAATGTGGTTCAGACGTTAAGACAACATCAAAAGATAGGATAATTGCCTGTAGAAATTATTTTAATTTGAGGAATTCATTATGTAAAAATTGTAGTATTATAAATCAAAAAGGAAATGGGAATCCATTTTACGGTAAAAAACACACTGGGGAGTCCAAACAAAAAATATCAAATAGTAGAAAAGGAAAAGCAACCGGTAAAGAAAATTCTATGGCAAACCCAAAACATAGGGATAAGGCTAGAAAAAATTTAAAAAAGAAATGGGATGAGGGTAATATGGAGCATGCCAGAAAAATAATGTCAGAAAAGATGAAAGAAACAAGAAGATTAGGTAAAATAAAATCTGTGATAAGATCTAAAGCTGAATATGAAATAATAAAAAAAATAAAAGAAATAGGATATAAAGTTAAATCATCATTTAGAGTTGACACTAAAATATGTGATATATTTATCCCTAAGTTAAATTTAATTATTGAGTATAATGGAGACTATTGGCATTGCAACCCAAAAAAATATCCATCGGATTATTTTCATTCCGTTAAAAATATGACAGCAAAAGAATTATGGGATTATGATAAAAACAAGATTGACTTAGTAAGGAATAAAGGTTATAATTTAGAAGTAATTTGGGAATCTGAATATAAGAAAAACCAAAACATAATAAATAAACTAATTAAAAAATATGAGTAAAGAAAGCCCCATGAATGGTCGTGAGAGAATTAGAGTATTAGTTCTCCCAAGTGACCAATCTGGGGTTGGCTGAGGTAAATTCCGTTCAGTTGACCCCCATGTAATGTTACAAAACAAATATCCTGATGAATTTCACGTTGATATTGATTACGAACCAAAAATAAATGATCAGAACTATTGGAAACAATATCAAATTGTTCATTTCCACAGAAATATCGGTCAAAATTATGAAGATTGCCCTGCACTTATTGAATGGTTAAAAAGTGTTGGTATCGTTGTTATTGCGGATGTTGACGATTATTGGTTACCAACAAAGGAACATCCTATTCATCAGTTAATTATTAACAATAAAATTCACGAGAAGATTATTGCAAATCTTAAAGTATCATCATACGTTACAACAACAACAGATATTTTTGCGAATGAAATTAGAAAGTTCAATAAAAATGTTTATGTTTTACCAAACGCAATTGATCCAAGAGAAGAACAATTTAATCAACCAACTTTACCTTCCGAAAAAATCAGAGTAGGTTGGCTTGGTGGATCCTCACATTTACACGATTTGAAGTTATTGGATGGTATGGTAAATAAATTAAAACCTCAACAGGATAAATTACAATTTTATCTTTGTGGTTTTGATACAAGAGGAACCGTAACAGAAATTAATAAAAATACGGGGGAAGAAGTAAGAAGACCAATTAAACCCGAAGAAACGGTTTGGGTTAAATATGAATCAATTTTTACTGACAACTATAAAATAATTTCACCAAATTATAAATTATTTTTGGATAGGTTTAATGATGAAGAGTTTCTTGGGTGGGAAAATGAAAACTACGTAAGAGTATGGACAAAACCTGCAACATCATACGCAAAGAATTATTCAAGGTTTGATATATCATTATCACCAATTGTTGATCACGTTTTTAACAGGATGAAATCACAACTTAAAGTTATTGAGGCGGGATTCTATAAAAAAGCCTTAATCGCATCAAACGTTGGGCCTTATACCATAGATCTTAAACATTCGGTAAGTAATGGTAAATTTGTTGATGGTAATGCCCTATTGGTTGACAAACATAGAAACCATTCAGATTGGGTTAAAAACGTTAAATTGTTGGTAAACAACCCAAACATGGTTAAAGATATGGGTGAAAGATTATATGAAACCGTAAAAGACACATATGATCTTAATATTGTTACAAAAAATAGAAGTGAATTTTACAAATCTTTAATTAAATAATTATGATTAATATACCAATTACCAAAATTTTATTCCTTGACATTGAAACCGTTGGTGGATGCCCTGATTATGAATCCTGTGAGAAATTCAATCCAGATCTTGCCAATCAATTTAACAAATATTTTGATTGGTTTCAAAAAAGATTTCCCGAAGATGAAAGTCTGTTTAGAGAGGAAGTGTTTAAGAAACGAGCAGCTCTTGTTCCTGAATTTGCAAAAATTATCTGCGTATCAATGGCGTTTGTAATGGACAACGGAGAAGTAAAAAAACAGACATTTTCTGGTGATGATGAAAAAGAATTATTGATTCAAGTTAGAAATCTTCTTGATAGATGTAGTAAACTTGATTTCTATCTTTGTGGTCATAATCTAAAAAACTTTGACATTCCGATGCTTGCAAAACGTATGATCATAAATGGAATTATGCCATCAAAACTTTTACCATCATATGATACAAAGCCTTGGGAGGTAAAAGCAATTGACACAAAAGAAATTTGGCAATACGGAGCGTATACATCAATTGGTTCTTTGGATCTTGTTTGTTCAACAATGGGAATACCAACACCAAAAGATGGGGAAATTACTGGTGATAAAGTTCACGATGCTTATTGGATAGAACAAAAATTAAACTCAATATCTGAATATTGTGAAAAGGATGTTGAAGTTCTTATTGAATTTATAAAAAAACTTAAAAACTTGGGATAATATGACTAAAGAAAATGATGATTTTTTTGAACAAATAAAAGATCTTGAAGAAACTTTTGATGGTGATGAACCTGACTATAATGCTGTTATGGAACTATTTGGAATCGACATAAATGAAATTGATAGAGAAATGAAATCGTATAACACAAAAGTTGAGGTTAATTATACCACAAAACATGAAAATTCTGTAGACCCTGTATACGCTTACCCAACAGATTCAGGATTTGACTTGCATTCAACAGAGGAAATAGATATTGATCCATTTGGTAGAACCTTGGTTCCAACAGGATTGTTTATTGACATTCCCGAACATTATGAAATTCAAGTTAGATCAAAAAGCGGTTTAGCATTAAAACAAGGTTTGATGGTATTAAATTCACCAGGTACGGTAGATCAAGGGTATACAGGTGAAATAAAAGTAATTATTTTTAATACGAATAATCACAAAGTTAAAATTGATAAAGGTCAAAAAATTGCTCAGGCGGTTTTTTCTCCTGTTGTTTGTGGTAAGTGGATCAATTTTAATAAAGTAATTAACATTAACGATAAAGACAGATCTGATAAAGGATTTGGTAGTACAGGGATATGATAACAATAGGATACTCAACAAGAAAACATAACCAAGAATACATTGATTATCTTCAAAAAACTTCAATGTACAAAGAAGTGGAAATTATAGAAAAAATTAATAATGGTGAAAAATCATTGTCTCAAGTTTATAATGAAATTTTATCTGAATCAAAATACGATATAGTTGTTTTATGTCATGACGACTTAGAATTTGACACAAAAAATTGGGCAGATAAAATACTTAAACATTTTAATAAAAATCCTGAATATGGTATTTTAGGTTTAGCTGGAACAAAATATTTGGATAATAATGGAAAATGGTGGGAAGTTCAGAATACCATGTATGGTATTGTTAATCACAAACATGAAGGTAAAAAATGGACAAGTAATTACTCAAAAGATTTAGGTAATAAAATTGAGGACGTAATAATTGTTGATGGATTATTTATCGCAATAAATAAGAAAAAGATTAAACACAATTTTGATGAATCGTTTAATGGATTTCATTTTTATGACTTAGGGTTTTGTTTGCCTAATTATTTAGATGATGTTAAAATTGGAGTAATGTTTGATATAAGGGTTACTCATCTTTCCATAGGACAAACTAACCAACAATGGGAAGATAATAGAATTCAGTTCGCAATTAAATATAAAGATAAATTACCTATAGACATTAATAATAAAGAATTATCCGAAACTTTCATTTTTGTTCACGATCAAGATATAGTTCTTGAATTTGAATCGTCCAATAAACTATCTAATTTATATAAATATAAATACGTCTTTTTAGGTAATAGACCTATTGATAAGATAGGGTATTTATCTAATTTAATAATTGCAAGAAATTATGAAGACAATATAGAACAATATCCTTTATTTACTTCCTATACTGGTTGGTATTGTCTTTGGAAAAATAATTTAATTAATACTAAATACATTAATCTTTTTGAGTACGATACCATCTTAAATAAGAATATTGATCAATTTCATACAAAAATTTATGAGAATGACGTTGAAATGGTTGGATACGTTCCGTTTCCTGTAAGAAGTTATGAATTTATTTTAAACCCTTCTTGGAATGAAAATGTTATACCGGCAATTAAAGAAATACATAAATTTGATTTAATCTCACACTATAACAAAATTGTACAAAATTCACCAGATTCAGTGTGGTCTTCTACATCAAATACAACATTTAGAAAAGATATTTTTGATGATTTTATGAAATGGTTTTCTCCTGTTGCCGATAGAATTAAAGATACAAAAACTTGTGGTCACGCGCATGAAAGATCCATAACCTACTATTCTTACCATAAGAATAGAAAATTTATGATTACAAAAGGACTACTGCAACACTTACAATTAGACTCACATAAAACTCAAGGTCATTTTGTTGACTTACAAAGTAATTACGATAAATTATTAAAAAATAAACTATAATGAATTATTTAAGTTTTAGTTTATGGGGTGACAATCTTCTTTATAATATAGGAGCCATAAGAAATTCAGAACTGATAAAAACCATATACCCCGGATGGAAAATGATCGTTTATTATGATAACACCGTACCATCAGAAACAATTAAAGAATTGGAAAAAAATGATGTTATATGTGTTGATAGTTCGGGAGTACCTTATGGGTGTTTTTGGCGTTTTTTCGCTTCTGACATAGAAGATGCCGAATATGTATGTTTTAGAGATTGCGACTCAAGAATATCTGAAAGAGAATTTTTAGCTGTGCAAGAATGGATGAATAGTAAAAAACTAATACACGTAATGAGAGATCATCCCGCACATGGTGTCCCTTATGGTGCAAGTGGTTTAGGTATTTTAGCGGGTATGTGGGGTATTAAAGGTAAAATAATGGAAATGAGAAAAACTATAGAATCTTTTTTAAAGGATAAAATAAATTATTACGGCATTGATCAAAATTTTTTACAACACATATATAAATTTTTTAAGGATAATAAATTCACACATGATGAATTTTTTGAGAAAAAACCATTTCCAATAGGAAGAGTTAATGGTAGATTTGTTGGTGAACGAATTAGTATAAACGAAACCCCTGTAACGGAAGACTACAAAATATTATTATGAAAATAGATTACATAATTGTTAGTACCAATGATAATAATTTGTACAAAGATTTTTGGCCCGTAGTAAAAAAATTATGGTATGAATTGATTGGGATAAAACCTATTTTGGTTGAGATATGTGATACAAATGAAATAGTTGATTATGGTGATCATATCATACACAAAATAAAAAAAATAGAAGACATAGATACAGGATTTCAATCACAAATAGCAAGAATGTACGTAACTAAGTTTTATCAAAATAGTGTCTGTTTGACATCAGATATTGATATGTTACCATTATGTAAGAATTATTTTGTTAATGATATAGAAGACATAGATAATGATAATTTAGTTATTTTTAGTTCTGATGCGTATCAAGGTGTTGTTAGATACCCAATATGTTACAACGCATCAAAAGGAAAGGTATTCAATGACATTATGAAATTTGAAGACACTTTTGAGGAGTACTGTATAAAATTAAATGACATGGGGTTAGGTTGGGATACGGATGAGTTATATTTTGGAAAAATGGTTAACCTATATGAAAATCAATCAATAATTACTAAATTAAATCGTGGTTGGGAGTACGGAAGAGCAAAAAAAAGAATAGATAGAGTTTATTGGACATATGATGAAAACGAATTAAAATCTCAAAATTATGTAGATTCTCACTCTTTACGCCCATATTCAAGATACAAAAATGAAATAGATAAATTAATAAACTTTTTAATATGAAAATATTAATTTTAGTTCTTTCATATGACGATTCAGGAATATATACTGAATTTTATAAAACACAAAAACAAACGTGGGATAGTTTACCTGTTGAAGGTGTAGACACATATTACTATTTTGGTAATTCAGACGAGGAAAAAATAGACGGGAATAATATTTTTTTAGGGGTGAGGGAATCACTAATGAATTGTGCTCATAAAACAATAGACGCATTTAATTTAGTGAAGGATTTTGATTTTGACTTTATATTTAGAACAAATTCAAGCTCTTATGTTGACAAAAAACTTTTAAAAAAATACGTAGAAAATAAATCAAATCAGAATTTTTATTCAGGTATCATTGGGAATCACATGGGCATTCCTTTTTGCTCAGGATCTGGTTATTTTTTATCTAAGGACTTAGTTAAACTTATTATAAATAATAAGTCAGAAATAAACCATAATCTTATAGACGACGTTGCTTTTGGGAATTTTTTAAAAAATCAAAATATAGAATTTAAACAATCTGAAAGGTTTGATGTAATAAGTAATGATCACATACCTATGGATTATTTTCATTATAGATTAAAAACATCTCATAGACAAAATGATATAAAAAATATGGAATTAATTTTTTTAAACAAATGCAAATAATTACAGGAAATAAATTTAAAAAAATATGTGACTATATCTTGGATGAAAAAGGATTCAATAAAACAGAAGTCACTAATGAAATACCTATTTATTTTGTAAAAACTGATTACTTACATTCATTTTTTACCACATATAAGCCCAACCATAAATATAAAATTATTACACATAATAGTGACTATCCTATTGATATAAAATTTATGAATATATTAGAGGATGTAAATTTAGTGTACTGGTTCGGTCAAAATATTAATTTTGAACACAAAAAATTAAAATCTATACCAATAGGGATTGCAAATGAAATGTGGGATCACGGTAATGAAGAGGTTTTATTAAAAATTATTAATCAAGATAATAAAAAAAGTAAAATAATTCATTGCTCGTTTGATATAAACACAAATAGATACGAAAGAACCCAATGTGTTAACTCAATGAATAGGAACAATTTAGTTATGAACCAAAGGGAAAAGTTTGAAGATTATTTAACATCTTTAAGTAATAGTTTTTTTACTTTAAGTCCTAATGGTAATGGTGTTGATTGTCATAAACTATGGGAATCATTATATTTAAAAACTGTTCCTGTGGTTACTAAAAGTATTAATATTGATTTTTATAGACATTTACCTATCTATGTTATAGACTCATGGAGTCATTTCAATATTAATGATTTAACAGAAGATTTGTATTATGATATAATAAAAAAACATAATATAGAAAAAATAAGTTTAGATTATTTTCTAAATAAAATAATTAAATAAAATATAAATGGAAAAAATAAAGTTAATCTATGAAAATGAGTGTGTAATACCTTCTGATATTAATGAACATTTACCCACCTTACTAAAATACGCCAATGAATGCGATCACATAACAGAAATGGGTGTTAGATGGGTTTCATCTACTTGGCCACTATTACTGTCTAACCCCAAAAAAATGATTAGTTATGATATAGTAAAACACCCTAAAATTGATGAGGTAATTGAGTTATCAAATGAATATAATTTAAATTATCAATTTATTGAGGATGACGTTCTAAAAACTAATATAGAAGAAACTGATTTACTTTTTATAGATACCTTACATACATATAACCAATTAATTTGTGAATTAGAATTACACTCTGACAAATCTAAAAAATATATAATTTTACACGATACTACGTCATTTGGTAGTGTTGACGAGGTAATATATAACCATGCTAGTTCAGATATTAAAAATTTAGAAACTAAAAAACAAGGACTGTGGACTGCAGTAATTGATTTTTTAGAGTCGGATAAAGGTAAAAATTGGCAGATTCACGAAAGACATATGAATAACAATGGATTAACAATTCTTAAAAGAAAATGAAAATTTTATTTATAACAAAAGGAGATAGTCCAGATTATATGTCTGATATGGTTTTCCATGGGGGTAAGTCTATTTACGGTAATGATTTTTACGAATCAAATAAAGTTTGGTATATGTATGACGACTTAAAAAATAAACAAAATCTTTATGGAAGAGGGTTTACCATGTACGGTAAAGTACCATTTAAATTATTTAATGATATTTCTCAAAAAATTACAGAAATGATTAGTGATAAATATTTTGACAAAATAATTTATGGTTCTGTTTGGAGGTGTATGGACTATTTTGATTTGGTAAAAAAAGTTTACAATAAAAAAGACGTATTACTTATTGATGGAGAAGATACTCCAGTCATCAAAGAAGACATTAAAAATTTTGGAAAATATTTTAAAAGAGAACTTTATCGTGATGACAATGAACTTTACCCAATTAACTTTGGTGTACCTGAAGAACTCATATTAAATAATGTCGGAGAAAAAGTAAAAAAAATATCGGACATAGTACCAAATACTAATAGAAAGTATGTTTTTGATAATGAAAATGATTATTATAAAGAATATTCTAATTCGTGGTTTGCACACACAAGAAAAAAGGGGGGGTGGGATTGTTTAAGACATTATGAAATTATGATGAATGGGTGTATTCCATTGTTTGAAAATTTAGATGCCTGCCCAAAAAACACTATGACGGACTTTCCTAAAAAAGAAGTTTTAAAATTTATGAAAGAAGGGGAAAATATAGAAAATAACCAATATATTTTAGACTATACAAAAAATAGATTAACAACAAAAAAAATAATAAAAAAAATATTAGTATGAAAAAAATAGTACAAATAGGAGCAAACAAAGGTAACGATGATTTAAGTCAAATTATAAAAAATGATCAACCTGAGATTTTAATACTTGTCGAACCAATGTTTCTACATAATGATAATTTAAAAAGCCACTATTCTTGGGTTAATAATTTATATATAGAAAATTTAATAATAAGTGACGTAAAATCCAATAATGTTGATTTTTATTACCATTTGGATGATGGTCCAGGGTTTGAGGTTGCTAGTGTTGATATTAATCACATAACTAAACATTACCCAAATACGGTGGATAAGATTGTTAAAACAAGTTTAGAATCTATAACTATAAATGAGTTATTTGAAAAACACAATTTATCAAAAATTGATATCCTTTTTATTGATGCAGAAGGTATTGATGATATCATTATAAGATCTATAAATTTTTCTAAAGTAGAAGTTAATCAAATTTATTTTGAAAATTTACACATAAAAGATTTTGGAGTGTATGATTACTTAAAAAGTATTGGTTACAAATTAACTATGAAAACTGGAAGTCATGGTTGGTGTTCATTAGCAGAAAAAATAAATAATTAAAATATAAAATATGTCAGCTCAAAATAACATAGATAAAATAGTTTTAGAAATATTTGGTATTGATAAAACTTTTGTAGAAGCGGGTGGATCACACCCACAAGATCAAAACAACACACATCTTTTAGAAAATCATGGATGGGTTGGATTGGTCGTTGAACCAAAAACGGATTTTAATATGATGTATAAAACATATAGATCTAAAACTATATTAGAAAATTATGTCTTAGTGAGTAATAAATATGAATATGATGAAATTGATGGTGACTTTTCTCACTATATGGTAGGTGGAGTTTTTAATAATCATTTATCTGGTACATGGAACCCAACTAAATATAAGTGTACAACATTAGATACGTTATTGTCTAAACATAATATTAATGAGGTACATTTTCTAAGTTTGGATGTTGAGGGGTATGAAAATGAAGTAATTGAGGGAATAAACTTTGATAATACTTTCATACATCTTATAGTTGTTGAAATCCATAATTTTAATGGTGTGCCTACTAATTTTGATTACCTTACTAACTATGGTTTTGAAAAGGTTAAATCTGTTGGTAACAACCATCATGATTTCTATATGAATATTAAAAGTGAATTTTACGAAAAATCAAAAACAATTTAAAAATGAAAAAAATTTTAATTTTAGGTGGGGGTGGATTTATTGGAGGACACCTCTCCAAAAAGTTGAGTAACGAAGGAAATTTTGTAAGAGTAGTTGACATTAAAAAACACGAATACTTTAATGAAAAAGAATTTTGTTCTGAATTTATACTGGGAGATTTAAGGGATCCACATTTTGTATCAACAATAATGTTTGCGCCAAATCAAATATCCGTTGACGATAAAAAAAATTCATTTGATGAAGTTTACCAATTAGCAGCAGATATGGGGGGTGCGGGATATATTTTTACAGGAGAAAATGATGCAAATGTTATGCACAATTCATCATTAATTAATTTAAATGTTGCTTACTATGCATCTAAATTTAATGTTAAGAAAGTTTTTTATTCTTCATCCGCTTGTATGTATCCTGAACATAATCAGTTAGATACTGAAAACCCAAATTGTGAGGAATCATCCGCATATCCAGCAAATCCAGATAGTGAGTACGGATGGGAAAAATTATTTAGTGAAAGATTATATTTTGCCTTCATGAGAAATTATAAATTAGATGTTAGAGTTGCAAGATTTCATAATATCTTTGGACCTTACGGAACTTGGGGTGGGGGTAAGGAAAAGGCACCAGCCGCTATGTGTAGAAAAGTTGCAGAAACAGAAGATGGTGGTGAAATAGAAGTTTGGGGTGATGGCAATCAAACAAGATCATTTTTGTATATTGATGATTGTATTTCGTCAATTTTAAAAATGATGAACAGTGATTTTGTTGGACCAGTAAATATCGGATCAGAGGAAATGGTAACAATAAATGAATTGGCACAAATGACAATCTCAATATCAGGAAAAAATATAAAAATTAAAAATATTGATGGAAAAGATTTTTTTAATAAATATGGGTTTAAATGCCCTGTAGGGGTTAAAGGTAGAAATTCAGATAATAGATTATTTACCGAAAAAATAGGAGACCCTAATTATAATGATTTAATTGTTGGGTTAGAGAAAACATATAAATGGATTAATAATGAAATATCTTCATTATCATAATACTATGATAGAAAAAATAATAAATTTCACCCCAACAGGAACTCAAACAACCAGAACAAATTCATTTGCACCATTAACTCCTAATGAAATTATTGATGAGGTTCATGAGGCTTATGAGTTAGGTATAACTTTAACTCATATTCATGCTAGAGATCCATTAACTTTAGAAAACACATACAAAAAAAATGTGTATGAGGAAATTATAAATGGTATAAAAAAGTATTGTCCCGAGTTAAGTGTTTGTGTTTCTTTATCCGGAAGACGTTTTCCTGAATTTGAGAAAAGGTCGGAAGTACTTGAATTATACCCCGATATGGGATCACTTTCAATGTCGTCTTTAAATTTCCCGAAATCAGCATCTATTAATGAACCTGATATGATTATTAAATTAATTAATAAAATGGAAGAATATGGTGTTATTCCTGAAATAGAATGTTTTGATTCAGGAATGTTAAATTATACAAATTATTTAATAAAAAAAGAACTATTAAAACCACCATACTATATTAACACAATATTTGGTAATTTATTTAACTCACAATTAGAACCATCAACAATATCAACAATTATTAATAACAAACCACAAAATTCACATATGTGTTTTGGTGGGATTGGTGATCATCAATTAAATTCAAATATTATGGGATTAATTTATGCGGATGGAATTAGGATAGGTCTTGAGGATAATCTATATTTTAAAAACAAAGAAAAAACAACAAACATTGATTTATTAAAAAGAATACATAGAATTATTAATGAAATGGGATTATCTATCTTAACCCCATCAAATTTCAGAAAAAATGGATTTAAAAACAAATACAATAACAGTCTTAGGTAAAAGTGATGCAACAATATCACTAATTTTGAATAATTTAGAATCAAACAATCTTTTTCCAAAAATTGAAATTATAAATAATTTAAACCTTGAAGTTATCTATGATTTTAATAACCCAAATTTTCAAATAGAGATTAAAAATTACTTACAAAATACTCCATTGAATTACTGTTTAGGTGGTTATACCCCAAAAGTAAAAAAAACTCTATTTAATTATTTTAATTTACCTATTGATGGTTATGTAAATATTATACATAAATCATCTGAGATTGCATCAACAGTATCTTTAGGTTATGGAATTTTAATGAACGCATTGATATCAATTGCTCCTCATACTAATATTGGTAATTTTGTCTCTATAAACGGACAAGTATTACTAGGACATCATGTTACTATAGATAATTTTGCAACATTAAACCCTAAAGTGTGTGTTGCGGGTCATTGTGAAATTGGAGAGGGATCAACAATTGGTATGGGGTCAAATGTGTTAAATGGTGTGAAAATAGGTAAAAATGTTGTGATCGGTGCGGGGTCTGTTGTTACTAAAGATATACCTGACAATGTTGTTGCCTACGGATCGCCTTGTAAAATAATAAGAGAAAATACTATCACATGATTTCAGTATTTGGTTCAAAATATACTCAAGAAGATATTGACGGAGTAATAGAATGTTTAAAGAATGGTTGGACGGGAATTGGGTCAAATGTTAAAAAGTTTGAGTCAGAATTTAAACAAAGATTAAATGTTGATAATTTTCTAATGGTAGACTCAGGATCTAACGCTTTATATTTGGCGTTAAAAAATTTAAACCTCCCTAAAGGATCTGAAGTTATTTTACCATCATTTACTTGGGTTAGTTGTGCTCAATCAATTTTATTAAACGATTTAATTCCCGTTTTTTGTGATGTTGATCTATATACACAAAATGTAACAGTTGATTTAATACAAGAAAAAATAACAGATAAAACATCAGCAATAATGATTGTTCATTATGCGGGATTACCTGTTGATATTAAACCTATTATTGAATTAGGTTATCCTGTAATAGAAGATACTGCCCATGCGGTTGACTCTAAAATAGATGATAAATATTGTGGAACATTTGGTGATGTTGGTATATGGAGTTTTGATTCCGTTAAAAATATTGCCGTTGGCGAAGGTGGGGGGATATATTTTAGAGATAAAAAAATGTCAGAAAAATCATTACAAATGAGGTATTGTGGTATTGGTTTCTCGGGATTCAATAATGCGCAAAATGATCCAAATAAAATATGGTGGGAATATAATATAACCACCCCAAATGTTAAAATGTTACCATCTGACATTGAGGGGTCATTAGCGTTAACACAATTAAAAAACTTACATTTAAATCAAAAAAGAAGAAAAGAAATTTGGGATTACTATCAAGAAAGTTTTAAAAATATAAATTTAATAACTCCGACAGAGTGTAAAAAAAATGAAACCCATTCATATTTTACTTACTTCATACAAATGAATGAAAATATTAGAAATGAGGTTGCCAAAAATTTATTTGACCTTGGGATATACACAACTTTAAGATATCATCCTTTACATTTAAATCCAATTTATAAAACAAATGTTAGATTACATAATTCAGAAAAATTAAATAAAACAGGTTTAAACATACCTTTACATCAAAACTTATCTGATGAGGATGTAAATTATGTATGTGATAAATTAAAAAAAATAATAAAATAATGCTACACATAATTACACCTCTTTATAGATACGAAAATCTAACTCAACTATTTAGTTCAATTTATGCGAATGATGATATAACTTGGCATATCGCACATTCAAATAAAAAACCCTTACCTGAATTGGAATTTTTAAAAAGTAAAAATATAAAAATATATAGTGTGGATTGTTTAGATACAGATGCAACCAGTAAAAGAAATGAAGTATTAAAAAATATCAAAAATGGATATTTTTGTTTTCTTGATGATGATACAATTTTCCACGAAAATATGTATATGAAATACCGTGAATGTGTTGATCACAATTTTGTTGGGATGATAATCGGAGAACAAATAGATAATGATGGGAAATTAAGATTGGTTGCAAGTAAACCTGTATTCCGTAGGATAGACACTGGAAATGTATTATGTCATCATTCTTGTTTATCTGAATGTGAATGGCCAAGTGAATACATACCCGAAGTTAATCAGAAAGATTTTCTTTTTTGGGATTCTGTCTATAATTATTACAATAAAAAATGTGGTATTTGGAATCAACCAATAAGTTACTACAATAAATTATCAAAAATAGAAAATGACAACAAGAAAAAAACCAAGTCAAACAAATGAACAGGTTGAATCTAAACCCTTCTCAAGAAAAGATTTCATAAACTCAGTCATTAAGAAAAAACAAAAAAACAAATTTTTATCCACAAATCAAGAAGAATATTATAACATTCTAAAAGACAATCAAATCACAATTTGTTCAGGACCTGCTGGTGTAGGTAAAAGTTATATATCAATGAAAGCCGCGGTAGATCTTTTATTAGATCCAAATAACGCATATGAAAAGATAATAATTGTAAGACCTGCAGTTGAGGCCGAAGAGAAATTAGGATCATTACCTGGTAACTTGGAGGAAAAATTGGATCCATATATTTTCCCATCTTATTATCTTTTAAATAAAATTATTGGTAAAGAAGCAAGAGAAGAATTAAAAAAGGCTGAAATAATTGAGGTGTTTGCATTGGCCTATATGAGAGGTATGAACATTGATAATTCAATTTTAATATTTGAGGAAGCGCAAAATTCAACACCAAATCAAATGAAATTATTGTTAACAAGAATAGGATTCAACAGTAAGTTTTTCATATCAGGAGACTTAGAACAAACAGATAGATATAAAGATAAAAAACAATCGGGTCTATATGATGCATTACAAAGATTTAAAAATGTTAATGACATTGGAGTATATGATTTTAGAAACGCCAAAAACGTTAGAAATCCATTAATTGGTAAAATACTTGACAAATATGATGAAGAGAATAGGGATTGAGATTAACGGAGTATTGAGGGATACAATTGGGAAATTTAAACATTTGTATGAAAAACATTTAATTGAAAATAATGGATTTGATGTAGAATCTATTGACAAAACGTATGAGTTAACTTTTTCAGGCGATACTGACGAGTTAGTTGAGATGAATGAGAGTACCAATGTTAATTGGTTTAAATATGAGATACTAAGTGAAGTTGATTCTCTTGAACTTGATAAACATTTCTCTTTTCAGTCAAAAGAGGAGTTATATTCATTTATGTACGAAGATTATACAATGGAATTATTTGGTCATGCACCATCAACGGAAACTCTAACATTTAATTACTTGAATGATTTTTACCTTAATTTAAGAGATGAAAATGATATTATAATATTGTCAGATGAGATTGGTAGATCAAAACCATCCTCACTTTTCTTCTTATCTAAGTTTGGATGTTTGGTTGAAAAGATAATTTTTTACTCAAATCAAACAAAAAATACAATTTGGGATAATGTAGACATTTTACTTACCTCAAACCCTGACTTATTATTAAATCATCCACCAAATAAAATAGTGGTTAAATTTATAACAGATTACAATAAACAAACACCCTCAAAATATCAGATTGAATCATTGTCTGAATTTGAGAATTTAATTAAAGAATTAAAAGAATATGCTTAAGATCCTTGGTGAATATTATTATGTTGATATGGACATGATTGATACATTTACAAAAATTGAAGATACGAGTGAACCAACTGAAGAAAATGAAATGGATGGTACAAAAGTACATATTGTAAAATACGAAACCGTAAAATTTATGTTGGAAATTGTAATGGATCAACAATCAGAAGTTGATGAAAAATTATTAGGTAGTTCAGAACTTTCTATTCCATTTAAATTGGCATTTAACACTCTTTTAAATAAAAAAATAATTAATAAACTTTAAAATTATGAATCAAGAACAACTATCAAAACTTGAAAAGTCTATTCAAACAATGAAAGATAAACAGTGTAGAATTTATCTTGTTGTACAGGACACAAAAGGAAACGCCAAAGCCTCAATAAGATATATATATCAAGTTGGAATGGCTCTTAAAAATAACGGATTTAATCCAATCATTCTACACGAAAAACCAGATTACTTTGGTGTGGGTAATTGGTTAGGGGAAGAATATATGACTGAATTACCTCACATGGCAATTGAGGGGACTAATCTTGAGGTTTCCCCTGAAGATCTAATTATTATTCCCGAAATTTATGGATTTGTTATGGATCAAATCACAAAACTTCCTTGTGGTAAAGTGGTGTTATGTCAGGCGTATGATCATATTTTTGAAACATTAAACCCCGGAGACACTTGGTCAAGGTTAGGTTTCTACAAATGTATCACAACATCAGAAAAACAAAAGGAGGTTATTGAAACGTTAATGAGAGGAGTATCTATTGATGTCTTACCACCTGTAATTTCGGAATGTTTTGAAAAACAAACATTACCACCTAAAACTATAATTTCTGTACATACCAGAGATCAAAGAGAAACTGTTAATCTTATCAAGGCATTTTATGCTAGGTTTCCACAATATAGATGGATAACATTTAGAGATATGAGAGGGTTATCTGAAAAAGAATTTGCAAACGCAATGAAAGAAAGTTTCTGTTCTGTTTGGATGGATCAAACAAGTGGTTTTGGAACATTCCCTCTTGAATCATTCAAAATGGGAATCCCTATTATTGGTTTAGTCCCTAATCTAGTACCTGAATGGATGAATGAGGATAATGGTATATGGATTAACAACCCAAATATGATGGTAGACGTTATTGCGGATTTTACTCAAAACTGGCTTGAGGATAATATTAGTCCTGTTATTTTTGAGGGTATGGAAAAAACAATATCAGAGTATTCTGACATGAATAGATTTGAATCAAACGTTGTAGAACTTTTTAGTAAAATGATTGACACTCGTTTAGAATCATTTGAAGAACAATTAAATAAATTTGAAACAATAGAATAATATGGAAAACAATACTATTTCGGTAATTTTACCAATTAGAAGCGGAAAAACAGGATTTTTTGAGGAGTATTTTGATAAAGCGATTACTTCATTAAAACAACAATCAACACCAATTGATGAATTAATTATTGTTCATTGTAATGAGACTTATCTAAAGAATCATTTAGATAGTTATGATTTTGGTGATCTAAATGTAAAATTTGAGGAATGGACTAAAGATCCTAATTTTGCAGGACAAATTAATCAAGGAGTTAGAGTCTCAGCATCAAAATGGGTTTCTATTTTTGAATTTGATGATGAGTATTCAAATATATGGATTAAGAATTTTAAAAAATATGCGGAAATATATCCTGAAGTTGATGCATTCTTACCTATAGTTGTTGATGTAGATGAAAAAGGTGTTTTTGTTGGTTTCACTAATGAAGCAACATTTGCGGCGAATTTTTCACCTGAAATGGGTATCCTAACAAATGACACTCTATTGAACTATCAGAATTTCCAATTATCAGGATTGGTTATTAAAAAGGATTCATATGTTGATTATGGAATGTTAAAAACATCATTCAAATTAACATTTGGTTATGAATTCTTATTAAGAATGACTCGTAATTCAGTTCGTTTTATGACAATCCCTAAAATCGGTTATAAACACACTAATTTAAGAGAAGGATCCATATTTTGGAATTACAAAAATGGTGATGATAGATTAAGTGAGGATGAGGTTAGATTTTGGATTGATTCGGCGAAGAAAGAATATTTATATATTAATCAACGAGAAATAAAATATGAACCTCAAGAAGTTTAATGACTGAAAGTGAAAACATTTTAAACGACACGAATGAAGGTAAAAGAAAAGGAAGAAAAGCAAAGTTAAATAATTATTTTGATGAAAGAGAGGAAAACGCGGTTAGGATGTACCTAACCGCAACCACTTTTGAAGAAAAAAACAAAATATATAATGATTATTTAAAACATCCTTTAGATAAAATGATATCGTCAATTATAAGACGGTATAAATTATACAGAAAAGATATGAACTACGATGAGGTTCATATAGATACCCATTCATTTTTAATGACCAAAATTGATAAGTTTAAACCATCAAAAGAAAAAAAGGCTTATTCATATTTTGGTACAATTTGTAAAAATTATTTGATGGGTCAAATAATGAAAGATCAAAAAGAAATGAATAGAAAAATATCCTATGAGGATATTTCTAGTGATCTACAACATAGTCCAGATATGATTTATCATATTGATGATGATACTCTTACAACCGAAGAAATTATAAATAAATTTTTAGGGAGATTGAGTGAATCAATGAATGATAAACAAATAACTGAACAAGAAATAAAATTAGGTAAGGCTCTTTATGATATTTTTGAAAATTACAATGAAATTTTTATTGATATATCAAATAATAAATTTCATAAGAATGTGATCTTATTTGAACTTCGTGAAATGACAAACCTAACGACTAAAGAAATAAGAAACTCAATAAAGAGGTATAAAAAAATATATTTCCAACTAGTACAGGAAATGTTAAAATAAATAATTTAATATTTATTGTTATGGCAAGACCTCAAAAAAAACAAATTAATTTAACAAAAGAATCAATGTTGTCTCTAATGCAAGAGATCTACAATGAACTTGTTGAGCAAAGAAATACCGCTATCAGGATCCAAAATAAAATGCTCACAATGATGAAGGAACCTGAAGATATGCAATTAATAGGACCGGTTATTGAAAAACAACAAAAAATAATTAATGATTGTGTTGAAAAGAAACTAACTCTATCTAAATTACAATCTCAAATGTGGCAAAAATCAAACGAAAAACAAGAAGAATTTACATTGTCTGATATTGATCTTGATGATGATATTATCAAAACTTTAATAGATAAAGACACATCCGATGATAAAAATTATAGATTAAAGTAATGGCATTAGATATAAGAGATGGATATGGTTTTATAAAAAAAAAGGTCTCAACAACTCAAACTTATGCTCAAGTTAGTTCTGATATTGAAGATCTAAAAAAAAGGTCTGGTGATTCTTTAGAATTGGCAAATAAAACTTTGTCCGAACAATTATCAAGTCTAAAAACAAAAACCGATAATTTCCAAAAAGGAACTGAAAATGTTAAATCCCAATTTGAGGAATTATTAGACTTAAGTAAACTAATATCAAGTGATAGTACCACTAAAGGTAATTCAAAGACTACTAGGTATTTAAAAAAAATATTTGTTAAATCCTTACAAGAGTTGACATCCCAACTCCCAAATCTTATTAATGAACTTGGGGTAAAGGCAATAGGATGTTCAGAAGATCAAACATATTTACCAAACCAATCAATTTATATTAAAGTTAAGTCTATTGATTTTATGGGTCTACTTAAAGACGATCCACAAAGTGTGGTTGGTAAAATTACCTATGAAAAAAATGATATACAATACAATATATTTCCATTTTCAATGAATAGGGAATTATACGGTAGAACACAAGATATAAACCAACCATATTCTGTTCCATCAGGATCTGACTATCTTGGGGTCTCAACTCAAAATTTATTTGACATTACTTATGTAGAGTCATATGTGGATCCGGTAACATTACAAACAATAACAGGAAACTTCTTCAAGGTTGATTTAAAACCAAGACAAAATAATCTTGTTACTGAATTTTTAAAAGATTATTACGAAACTATTGAAGTACTTGATTATAAAAATGTTTTCTCCCATTTGATGGATCAACTTACAGGTGCAATATCAATTGAGAAGGGATATGGTGATGCGGATCTATTGGATATCAATAAAGTATTACTAATATTTAAAAGATTAATAGGTTTGTGTTTTGACTCAAATAAAGAAATTGATGTCAGTGGGGTTGCCAAAGTTTCTGAAAACGACAATATTGATGAATCATTTTTTGAATTTAATGAAATTGATTTAAGAACATTAGATCAAAAAATTTCAGATATAAAACTGGGAGTCGTTGAGTTTGAGGAATGTCAATCGGTCAAATTATCCGTTGATAGTTTATCTATTGTTAATTCAATTAACAATCTAAATTTTATTGATGGTGGAAATAATAATAATCAAATTAATGACGCATCTAATTTAACCGATGTTGCAACAAATGGTTTCTTTCCTATCTCAGTAAATATTGATTTTAGTTTTTTAAAGGAATTCCCAAAGTCAATTGCAATGGCGGTTCTTTCACCGAAAACAGTTTTACCAATTATGGTACTTTCAAAATCAATTGGTAATAATGTTGCAGATGAAATAAATTCATTTGTTGATTTTGTAAAAAAATTAAAAACATATGTAAGTGAACTAATTACAAAAATTACAGAAGTTTTTGTTAAAATTCTTTTTGATATAATTAAAAAAGATATTAAAGCATTGATTAGTAGAATTATCAATAATGTAGCAAAGGAGAAAACAAAAAAATATACCGATATGGTATTATCACTTACCGCATTATTAGTTCAGATTGCAAATATAATTAAAGATTTTAGAGAGTGTAAAAGTATTATTAATCAATTACAGTCTTTATTGAATAACATACAAACAAGAACAAGCTCACTACCATTACCTTTATTATTGGCATCAAAATTAAGAAAAGGTTATTCAAAAACGGGAGCATTTTTGAGAGTAATAAAAGAATTTGAGGAACTTGGATTACCAACCGGCCCTATGCCTGATGGTAGCCCTAATTTAATGTTAGCCGCAGCAAAGGCAATAATCAATGGTATTGATGATGAAATGACTGAAAACGGAAGGGTGGATATTGCAATCCCTCCTCTTAGCATAACACCAGTTTTCATTACAGTACCAAATGTAGGATCAGGAGTCGTAATGTAATTATGGAAAAAATAGAATCATCAAAAATAGTGGAAATTATTAAAGAACATAAATCAAGTTCTAATAGTGATTTAAAATTAGCAATGGACTTCATTCAAAAAGATTTTGAATTAACAAAAGAAACAATTATAAAATTAACAAATCATTTAGATAAATTGGAGGTCAGTTATAATACACTATTAAGAGAATATCAATCAAGAAATGGAACAAAATAAAATAATATATTATGGTAAGGTTATTTCAGTAAACGATCCAAAAGGTATCGGTCGTTTACGTATTGAACCTCAAACCGAGATAATAAAATATGTTTACCCAAATGATTTTGTGTTTGGTGTTGATGAATGGACAAATAAAGATCCATTGTGTTTTCTTCCATTAATACCTTACTTTTTTTGGCAAACACCAAAAGTTGGTGAATTTGTTAATATAATTTACGCCAATAAAGAAGAAAGGTATGATGCAAACAAATTTTACATACAAGGCCCGGTATCAAGACCATGGAACAACAAATTTGAGGATTATACCAACTCACAATCTGTTATGGCAAGTGGTGAGAATTTTAAACAATCCGAATCAATAATTGATCCACAATCAGGTAAAGTTAGAGTTACTTTAGAAGGGGTATACCCAAAACCAGGAGATAACGCTATTCTTGGTAGAGGTAGTAGTGATATTATTTTGGTTGAGAACGATCTTGATGGATCATCAAACGTATTAGTAAGATCAGGTAAATATTTAAGATCTGGTAATGATAATATTCCTGTGGTTAAAAATGATAAGAGAGGATTCTTCCAATTATCAAGTTATGAGTTAGAAAATATTGATGCGGGAACAAGTACTGTAATAAGTGAAAATTATGAAGATATATCAACAAGTATGTACGTTGAGTGGTCAATTGACAATTTATCCTCAACCGCAACCACTTATGATTGTACAATCAATTTATATAAATTACCTAAAGATAATCAAAATACTAAAGTATCAAATATAAATGAGTCTATTGATGTTTTATCGGGTTTAACAATAAATCCACTTTACACATTACAATTCACAGGAAAAACATTAGACGAATCATCCGAAATAGTTAATAACTTTATAAAAGGTGTTAATGAAGGTAAAATACAGATTCTTCCATATGTAAATTATCCTGCGGGAAATAGTTTAAAAATGGATAATCAGTTTCCATTTTTTTATGGGCCTAAGAAAGAAACTTATTCTTATTTATTGAGTGATTTATCATTAACACAGTTATCGGACTTATCTGCCAAATCAAAAGTTATAGAACTTTACAATAAAATAACTTTAAGTGAGGGTTATAAAGAAAAAGGGTCAGGTTTAGTATGGACTTATACCCCACCAAAATTAGGGATATTAAAAAATATTAGTATTACCGAAGTAAATAAAAGAGATTATCTTGTTAATCCAGTAACATATTCTGTTATGGGATCAGATAAGATTTATTTATTATCTCACAGATCTACAGACAAATTCACAATAGATTTAAAAGATACATTATATGGAATACCTCAATCAAAGTTGGCGGTAGAAATTGAGAACAAAACAAATTCAATGGTTAGAGGTGAAGAACTAATTGATCTTTTAAAACTAATTGTTAGATTTTTAACATCCCATGTTCATGCGTTTCCTGGTGTACAACCAACGCAGATATCTAAAGACGGGACGCAAATACAAGAGATCCTTTCCAAACTTGCAAATGCTGATAATACGATATTAAATAAAAATATTCGTATTAATTGATATTTATATTAAAAAGTGTAAATGTCAATTAATAATTCTTATTTCAGTAGAAACAATACAATAATATCCAATAGTTATACCAACACAGGTAGAAACCCTGTTATGGAATTATTTTATGGTAATGGTGGTATTGCCAATCCTATTGGGTTTAGTCGTTTTATTTTTGATTTAGATTTAGATCTACTCAAAGAAAAATATAGTGATGGTACAATAGGTGATTGTAATAACAGTGTTGCTCATACATTAAGAATGACAAATACCTCATTCTTTGATAAAGATTTGTTAAATACATACACATCCACAGGTAGATTAAGAGCAACATCATTTGATTTAATTTTATTTAGAATACCATATAGAGATTTAGATCCTGATCAACCTCAAAATTGGGATGAAGGTGTGGGTTATGATTTTGCTGATTTATTAACACAAATACCAAGTGATAAGAATTATTCTGATAGACCGTCAAATTGGTATCAAACAACAACCATAGGTACTTGGGAACAACCAGGTATATATAGTAATACAAATACAGGTGCATTTAATTACAACCAACTACAAATAGTTGACATTCATCACTTTGAATTTGGGGATGAAAACATTGAGTTCAATATGACTCAAGAAATAAACAATATATTAAATGGATCATTTGATAATCCTGTTGGTTGGGGTATTGCTTATTTACCTCAATTAGAAAACTTAACAGGAACAACAGGTACATATGAAGTTGGGTTTTTCACAAGACATACTCAAACATTTTATGAACCATTTTTGGAAACAACATATGACGATTTGATTGATGACGATAGAAATACGTTTTCATTGGGTAAATCAAATAAACTTTATCTATATGTTTATGAAGATGGTGAATTTAAAAATTTAGACTCAAATCCACTTGTAACAATTAGTGATCAAAATGGGGATCCAATAACAGGATTGATTAATTTACCAAGTTGTAGAAAAACAAAAGGTATTTATGAAATTACTTTACCACCTTTTTCACCTGCGGCTTACAAAACACCTTGTATATTTACCGATACTTGGAGTAGTTTAAGTTTGAACGGGTTCCCAATGCCAACAGTTGAGAATGAGTTCACAATATACCCACTAAAGAAATCAGTCCAAATTGGAACTGACTCTAAACAACCTGAAATGTATGGTTTTGATTATTACGGGATAAAACAAGATGAGAAAATATTAAACACCGATGTTAGAAAAGTTGGTGTTATTATTAAAAAGGCATATACAACAAATCATATGTTACAACCAAATGTATCTGCATATTATAGAGTATATGTTAAAGAGGGGTCAACAGAAGTTCAAGTTCAAGATTGGACAAGAATTAATAGAACACCAAATGAATATTATTTCATTTTTGATACAAGAGATAAAATACCTAATGAATATTTTATTGATCTAAAGGTTACTTCTTCGGGTGAGGTAAATACTTATAAAAAACAGATTAAGTTTCAAATAGTTAATCGCAAATAAAATTAATTAAGATATTTATAAATAAAAAGAAATTATGGGCATTTATTTTGTAACAGATTGTTTTAGTGGTAATACATATGAAGTTGACTTTGGGTCTTTTGAGGTCAACCCATTAGAGGTGTGGTCATTCTCAGGTGTTGGTGGTACATTATATTGTGGAACTATTAATGAGGGCGAACAACCAACCGTATCCGAATATACCGGTATAACACAATATACTGATTGTTATGATTGTTTTACTGGAAGTGGAATTAGTGTTTTAATGGAAGAATGTAATAGTCTATTTGGTTATTATCAAAATCCTTCATTTTTCACATCTATTCCTAATATTGGTGATGTTTATAAATTTTGCTCACCGTTTGAGTCGGCCGATTGTTATTGTTTTAAAGTTTTAGGATTTGCGTTTGGTGAGAGTATTGATCCTATTTACGCTGGTGGGCCGTTTACCGATTGTTTTACTTGTCAAAACCCACCTACTAGTGCAGGAACAGAGGTTTTCTTATGTGAGCAAATATGTACAGAATCAGGAACAACAGTAGTAAGTGTGGTTGCTCCTCACCCAGTATGGACTAATGGTTACGGAGGTGAAGTAACTCAATTAAATATGATTACCCTTGGTGGTAATGGATTAAACTCGTAATAACATGAAGAAAATAATTAATTTAACCGAATCAGATTTAAATAGGATTATAAAAAGAGTTCTTAATGAAGGTAATGAAGAAAGCAATCGTTATATGTTTTTCTCAAATCTACAACAAATACGAAGACAATGTGATATGTTATTAGAAATGGATCAATCTATGATTGAGGGAATTCTTGAAAACGGTCATGATTGGGCTCAAGACCATATTGCTGAAGCAAAAAACAATATGGATCAGGTATTTGATTTTCTTATGAATGAAACTAAAAATGATGATATGTCCATGGATTATGATGATGACATGGTCATGATGGAAGGTCGTAAGAAAACAGGTACAAAGTTGTGTGCTAGAGGTATCGCTTCAGCCAAGGCTAAATATGATGTTCACCCCTCTGCCTATAGTAATGGACACGCTGTTCAAGTTTGTAAAGGAAAGATTAAAGGTTTGGACGGGAAAAAAAGATGTTCAGGTGCTTTTTGTTAATTTGACTTTTTAACTACAATTTACTTATATTTAAAACAAAAAAGATATGAGTAAAGTCGGTAAATGGTTTTCAAGAGTAGTAAAACGTACAAAAATGAAGTTTTATTTGTGGTCAAAAGGAGTTTCAATTGCCCCACAATATGAAGAGAAACCGTCATTGTACGAAAAAGTATCATTCAAAATTTGTTTAAAATGTATCAATCATAAAGACTCTGAATTCATGATTGATCCGATCACCGATAAAAGATACATTAGAAATGATGAATTAAGTATTTTTATTACTCTATCAGAGAATAGAGTTGATATAACTAATCACGTTTATCATTATAGTGTAAAATTAACCAATAGAGATTGGTCAAGAATTCTATTCATATTTGATAAAGAAACAAATAAAAGAAGAGTTGATATGGAAAATACTGTGAATTCTCAAATTAAGAATTCACTTAATGATGTGTATGAAAGAATATCAAAAATGTAATTTTACTTTCTTAATTCAGATAATATTAATTGAATTAATTCTGATTCAGTTATTCTAATTACATTTTCATTTGTACTCTTTTTTGGTTTATAAGAAGTCATTATTGGTTTTTGACCTTTACCTGTTTGGGTATCCTTTTTCTCGGCTTTTCTTTTTTGTTGGCAAGCAGATCTTTTTTCACTATCACTCATTTTACCCGCAACACCAGCGGCACGACATTTAGGATACGCCCCCTTACTTGTATCAGGTCTTCCACAAGGAGGATGTTTTCCATCAACTTTCCTACAAATATTTACCCAAGGCCCTTTTGGTTGTTTGGATCCTTTTGGTTTTTTCTTTTTGCCAAACCAAACGGCAAGATCTTCATTAATGGTATGAACGTCATGTTCTTCTTGTTTAAAAGTCCCATCTGAATTTTTTTCCCAAACACCAACTTGTTTTTTTATATTATTTTTCATTGTTTTTTTCTTTTTTTCATGATTTACTTTAATATCCACAAAATCCGTAAATGGTGCTAAAGTATGGTTTTTCCATTTCTTTAAACCCAATTCTATTGGCCCTGTATATTCACCAGCAGAGATTGATGTTGTATTTTCTTTTAATGGAACTATTTTTTTACCTTTACCCGGTGTTGGGTTTATTATATTACCATCATCATCGGATGAGGTTGATTCAGGATGTTTTTTTATAAAATTTTGGATTTTTGATGCCTGTTTTTCTAATTTACTAATTTGACCTCTTCTTAAATCCCAACTATGGTCATAACTATCATATTGCACAAGTGGACTTTTATAATCTGAAACAGATACATTAAAAGGATCTAATGAAGATTTTTCAAAGGGTCTTAATCCAGCGGTTAAAGGTGCAATATATGTTCCTCTAGATCCGCTAGTTGATGTTGCTTCAAACAACACTCTTTTAATAATTTCCTTTATATTCATAAAATAGTTAACTATACTTATAAATATAAAACTATTGATAAATGGAAGAAAATAATATTGAAATATATGGTAATTTATTCGGATCAATTAATCTTTTGTCTGAAGATCACTTAGATATGATATTATCTACTATGGATAAAGAACACTCAATTTATTATTTGGTTGAGTCAGTTAAATCGGCTCATAAAAAAGGTGCTTTTACTTTAGGTGAATCTGAAGTAATATCTAAATCAATTAGAATCCTTTCTAAGGGATAATTTCCTTACGTATAACAACATATTTAGATGAAAGAGACATAAGACCTCAATTGACCATGTTTCCATCCAATACATCCCAAAAAAAGACCATATAGGAATTGACATTAGATATAATGCGGAATAAAATTTAAATCGTTTGGTCTCAAATAGTGGGAACAAACAAGAAATAAAAAATAATACCGCCAAAACATTATGTATATCTTTAAATTGAGACACGGAAAAGGCGGTTAAAAATAATAATAACACCGAAGAAATTTTCCACTTTGGTAAATCAAAAAAGAAATAACTAACACAAGCATTTGTTATTATAAATAAAGGTTGGAGAATGGTTTCCCAAGATGATGAAATGGATGGAATATCTCCACATACCCAATAAATTATAAAAGGTTGTAACATAGCCATTAAAACTACAAACAACCTTCTATAATAATCAAATAACATTACCTCATTCTTTTAATTGTTGATCCGTCCTCATAAACTTCAATTATTACTCCAACATAATTTTCATCAATTTCTTGACCCAATAAGTTAATTATTTTAACCAATTTTTTTCCAGTATTTCTGTTATCAATCGCAATAGGTCCGTATATCTTAAAATTACCATCAGTATCCACTTGAGTTATTCTATAGTAATTAATATCCCTTTGAAAATTATTATCTAAAAAATTATAACTAATAAGTTGATTACTATTCCCCGCACCAAGTTTCTGACCAATTACCGAATTCTCATTAAATTCCCCTGTTGTTGATCTCTCAATCAAATAATAATCAGAGTTTTGTTCAGATGCCGTTTTCCATGTTAAAAGATTACCGTGATCTGTTGATATACCCTCAAAAGAAATAAGCTCAACAGGTAACGGATCAATTTCAAGTAATTCAATATTATCTATCCACCATTCTTCACCAACAGAATTTACCCGACATAAAATATCAATCGCAACTTGTGTAATATTTGGTTGTAAATTTAATGTAATAAAAGTTAATCCATTACTTAAAATAGGGGGGTTAGTGGTTGTACCTGCAGGGGATTGATATATATCACCAGCAGGAAATAAAGAATTTGTAAATGATCCGTTTGCGGTATGAATAACCGATCCCGTGGCGTTATAACCCCAAAGAGCATTAGTGTTACCTCTAATTCTAAGTTCAGAAAAATAATTTACACCTCCGTCTGTTGATACTTGAACCTCAACAAAATCCGTTCCATCTACCCCTCTTGATGTGGATGAGGGAGAAAAAAAAGAGTAAGATGCAAGTCTAAATTTAAGTTGATATAATCTATTTGGGTTTAATCCTGTTACATTTGGTAAAACATACCAGTTTTGCTCAATTCCTGAACTTCCATTTCCATCACCATATAAAAGAGCACTCTCGTTTGATGTCACTGATGCATTTGTTGCCCATCCTGAAAACCCACCAGCATTAAAAAGAGCACCCCCAATTGGGGTCACTGGGGTTAAAAACGCCCAATATCCTGCCCAATTCCATGTTTCCATGTAATCATATCTAATTAATGTTTGAGAGTTTGATGTTATTGAAATAAACAAGAATAAATAAAGTAATAAATTTTTCATTTTAAAAGATTTTATATTATATAAGTATAAACGTAAAAATAAAATTTGATAGTTTAAATAGGTTTTAGTTCTTTAATGTTTAAATCCCATTTATTATTTATCATTTATAAAATAACTTTGTTAGATTTACGTATATTTTCATCACCCCACAAAGGTTGGAGGTTTGATAACGACCAACATTTCATAAATTCACCATCACCAATCTCCTTGATGTCAAAAGATGATATGGGTAAAATGTGATCAACGTGCCATTCACCATAGTTGTCCCAAGTCATTTTATCTGTGAATTTATTTTCTAAATGATTAATCAAATCATCGGTCGTGTATTTTAAAATATCAAAATAGTGTCCATTCTTTTTTACATTATTTTCTTTTAATACTTGATAAATAGCAGTTCTGAAATTGTTTATTAATTTATAGAGGGGATCGTTTGCTTTTTTTGTTTTTTCATAGGTTCTTTTTACCTCACGGATTCTGTCAATATTTTTTTCACGGTATTCTTTTAGATATTGTTTTCTATGTTCTTTGTTTTGTTCGTACCAGTTTTTTGATTTCTGAGATAAATATTCTTTATTACTATCTCTCCATTTTTTATCCGCAATTTTTCTACCCCCGATAAATCTTCTACCATATTGTCCCAATACAACTCCATTTTCTTTTAGTATCCTTAAAATTGTTGGTTTACTTAAACCAGTCCTTAAAGATATTGTATGAGACCCTAACATTTCTTCATTATACATTTTAAGTATAATAGATAATTCTTCTTTAGTAGGGTCGTATTTTTTCATATACTATAAATATAAGAAACTTTACCAAAAAAACTATAGTTCTATTATAGAAAATAAAAAAAGGTTAGATTTCTCTAACCTTTTTCTTATTCTATTTTAAGATTTGATTATCTCAATTCTCTTAAATCAAATGTACGTACGCCATCAACGGTAATTCGTCCGTAGAAGCGATTATTTACCATCTTCTTCGCGTATCGGGTCATAATACCTTTGATTGGCGTGAAGTTGAATGGGTTGTACATTGTAGGTGTTAATTGTAGAGGTACATACGGTGCGTAGATGTAACCTGTGTCAAGTAACGATGTTCCTTTGTGACCCAACAAAATTTGGTTTGGTGGGAAGTAAGGATCACGATACACTTGGTAACGTCCTGCAAGAGTACCAACTCTTTCAATACCCATGTTGTACTGGTCTTGTTCAGGAGATGCGTTAGATACGTGGAAGTATTCTAAATCATCAAAGATTGCTGAAACTTCAGATGATACAACGATCCAGTTAGCTCCACCACGAAGAGTTGACTTGTGGATTTGTGCTGACAATTGGTTGATCGCAGTGATCAATGTTTGGTTCCAGTCCTTCTGAGTGTAAGAAGTTGTTTGTGCAATTCTTCTCCATCCGTTGTAGTCCCAACGTAAATTCCAAGCCGCTCCTTTTCTCAAGTCACGTAGGATTTCACGGTCAATCTCTGCTGCTACCTGCTCTGACAACAACGCTGTCAATTCAGCCTCAGCATCAATGTTATGGAATGCCGCAACGTCCTGAGCCATTTCAGGTGACCACTGTGCTCTTAGTTTTCTTTCAGTTACAGAAACTGTTACAGACTCAAGGTCAAAAGAAACTTCACCAATTTGGTCTTCAAACTCAAGGTTTGCATAACGTCTCCAAACAGCTGTGAAAGAATCACCAGAAGTTAAAGTATCTGTCAATGTTGTACCTGTGTAACCATCCAATGATGTGGAATCACAATCAGCACATACAGGACAAGAAAGATCTACTTCAAGGAAGATACATCCATCAGCATCACAGATATCATAGTAAGAACCACCATTACCTGTTGATGAAAGATCGCCACTTGGTAGGTTACCAGGCCATGAAGTTTGTTTAGTAGAACCATATTTAACGATTCCTTTTCCGTATTGCTGAGTAACAACTCTAAACAATAGAGAGTTTGGCCCGTCAGTTCCATAAACAACATTACAAGGAGTTGTTCCTGTTAATGCTGGATTAGCCAAAGGTGCGAAAATTCTCAAATCAGAAAGGAAAGTTTCTGAATCAACTTCCATACCATCAGGCCCAATTAATTTACCGTATCCTGCTTGTGATGTCCAACCACAAAGCTTAACAATAATTTTTCTAACATTATCACCCGATGCGTATTCGTATGGTAAAAGATCACCACCTTGCCATGCAACAACTGTAGTGTTGCTAGTAACCGCAGTCCACTTACCTTTTGAGTAGTCAAACAATCCTGGAGGATCTAATTGACCTTCAGATCCTTCATAGAATAAATCATAAAGATTCTTCTTGAATGGTTGGTTATTTGGTGCAGTACTTCCAGGATAACCTTGGCTAGGGAAGTTATTACCACTATTTACCGCCTCAGGAGACCCAATAGGTGAATAATGATATGCGTTTCCTTCATATCCATTTGCTGCCGTTTGCTCCTGAGATGTAGGTGCGTATCCCTGAATACGAGGTACAAAGTAGAACAATTTACCGATAGGTAAGTTCATAGCCTGTACTGATACGATGTCGTTAGCCAACAATTTAGAGAAAACTCTTCTTACGATTGGGAAAACAACAGTTTCAAACGCTCCGTTAGAAGTTTCTGAAGTTGCTTCGTTAATCAAGAAAGAAGCTTGGTTTTCATATAACTGTGCTACGTTCTCTTTTAGATGTCCTTTAAGTCCATCAAGGAACCCTAATTTGTCCCACTTGTTAATTGTATCTTCTTTGATAACTTTAAGGTGCTTAAGACCGATGTTACCAACAAGACCTGATTCTAATAATGCTCCCATTTTTTTGGTTTTTATTTGTTTTTATTTATTTTTATTTTTATATTTTTGACATTAAGTCCTTCATTCTTAAGAACTGAGGATTCTCATAAGTCTTTGATTCAATTAGATTTGTTGCAGATCCACTAGATGGTGTCTTTTCAACAGATCTTTCAAAAGATTCAGTGATTGTCGTTTCAGTTCCTTTTGAGTTTAACAACTCATCTTTAATTGTTTTGTAGAGATTTTTTGATTCCTTAATAGTTTCAACACCATCAAATCTTTTTAAGATGTTTATCTTTTCTTGTTTAGTTGTTGAATGTTCAGTAAACAAACGTGTTGCGTATGCAAGGTTTGAATTAAATACCGCCACCTCATTTAACTTTGTTCTGAAAAGATTAAGTGCTTTTCTATATTCCTCATTTTTCTCTCTAAGAAGGGTTAATTCCTTATCTGTTGACTCAACTCTCAAGTGTCTTGGTGCGGCTTTAGGTTTATCCAAACCTTTTCTACCCCATCTTTTACCTGAACCTAA